GAGTTACTTATCGCGGTATCAGAAGCCGATGCCGTGGTAATTATGACAGTGAAGGGCCGTGCCCTTCAAAGTCGCGCCTACTTAGAGCTATTTAGTACATGCGATCAAGTACTTAGGAAAGAACGACCCGTAATAGAACCCGAACCGGAATAGTCCCGTTCGCGTTATAGGAGGCTACCATGGCTCAAGTCGATATCGTTAAGGATATGCCCCAGAAACAACTGGCTCCCATTGATCCAGATGTGAAAATTCCAGACTCCGTAAAGGCCCAGGCCGAGCGCGCCAATAGCTACTATAAGAAGCCGGCCGCGGAACCGGCCAAAGAAGTGGCCATTTCAGCGGCCACAGAGGCACAGCCAGCCGAAAATCCACCGCTGAATCAACCAGTTACCCAAATTGGGGAGCCGGCCGCGGAACCGGCCAAAAGGAAGCCTGGCCGGCCGCGGAACCCGGTCCCAGCACCTGAACCCGTACCTGAACCCGTAGCGGAACCGGTCGAGGACACCAGGGCACCGCCTGTTGTCGCGGTCCAAGAAACCAGGCCACAGCCTGATAATTGGGAGCACCGGTACCACTCTATGAAGGGCCGGCATGATGCCCTGCTGCAGGGGCAAGGCTCTATGCAGGAACAGATGTCCCAGATGGGCGACGAGCTCATGCGGATGCAGCAGATTCTGCAGCAACGAGGTTCCCAGCAGACGACGCAGCAACCTGTGACCAAAAAATTGTTGACTGACGAGGATGTGAAGACCTATGGGCCTGAGCTTATCGACCTCGCCCGGCGCGCTGGTCTGGAAGCGGTTGGGCCTGAGCTAGAGGCCAGCCAGACCGAAATTCGGCAACTAAAACAAAGTATTAGTCGTAGTGCACAGGCTGGTGTTCAGCAGACACTGGATCGCGATGTACCCACCTGGCGCGAGATAAATCTTGATCCCCGGTTCAAACAATGGCTTCGTTTACCAAATATTTACTCAGGTCGTATAAGACATCAGATGTTGAGCGATGCCTACCAAGCGGCTAATGCCCCTCTGGTTGCGCAACTCTTCAGAGACTTCATCGGTGATGAAGAGGCTACGGGCAACTACGAGCCAGCCCCGACTGCGGAGCAGCCGCCTAAACCGGCTCCTCGTAAAGCAGCGGTCCCCCTGGAAACGCTAGCTGCTCCTGGCAGGGCTAAGCCGGCCGGTGGTGAACCCACTGCACCCGCGGACAAACCCAGATTTTCACGAACACAAATTCAACGGTTTTATTCGACCGTCCGCCAAGGTGGTTTCCTTGGCCGGGAAGTCGAAAAGGATCGGCAGGAACAAGAGATCTTCCTCGCTCAGCGAGAGGGTCGCGTAACAGGGTAAACAGGGGTACACAAGACGTGGCCCCGCAACATAGGGGCCTACAATGGCTGCTCCGACGACTGGTTTTCCCGGCTCAACAGCCGGTCTGATATATCCATCTGGCAATACGGCCGCGGCTGGTAACAGCTATGGTCTGACTTCCGATGGCGCTGGTGGTAACGAACTGCAAGCGACTGGGTTTATTCCGGAGATTTGGTCCGGTAAGCTGGTCGAGAAGTTCTATGCCGCCACCGTGCTCGCCGCCATTTCCAACACGGATTATGAGGGCGAAATCAAAAACAAGGGCGATCGCGTCAAGATCCGCACCAAGCCGACTATCACAATTCAGACCTACAATGCCGACCAGCTGCTCGCTCTCGAGCGCCCGTTGGGTGGCACGGTTGAGTTGTATATTGGCAACGGCAAGTACTTCTCCCTGATCCTCGACGACGTGATGGAAATTCAGAGTGACCTGAATTTGATGTCTATGTGGTCGGATGACGCTGCCCAGCAGCTCAAGATCGCGGTGGACAAGGACGTCCTCACCGGTCTGGTCAACGGAGCGGTTGCTCAGAACCGTGGTACCGCCGCCGGCGTTATCACCGCCAACATTAACCTTGGTGTCAAGGGCTCACCGCTCTCGGTTGTGTCCAAGAACCCGGGTGCTGGCGACGTGGAACTCCTGGACGTGCTTATGCGCATGGGTCAGGCTCTGGACGAACAGAACATTCCGGAAGTCGGCCGATGGGTCGTTCTGCCGGCATGGGCTGGGCGCCAGATCAAGCAGTCCGAACTGCGCCAGGCTTATCTGTCCGGTGACGGTGTCTCGATGCTGCGCAATGGCCGCCTTGGCATGATCGATCGGTTTACCATCTACGTGAGCAACCTGCTCCCGTCGAACGGTGGCCCGAACGCCGATGTCACGGATTTCAACGTTGGAGAGTGGCCGATATTTGCCGGGCACGCTCATGGGCTAACCTTCGCAAGTCAAATTTCAAAAGTAGAAACGCTCAGATCCGAACTAACATTTGGGCAAATTCTACGTGGCCTGCAAGTATACGGCTACAAAGTGATCGATGGCAAAGCGATTGTTGAGGCTCGCGTCACTCCAAATAGCTGATAACATTCAGCTTTTTGCTCTACAGTAGAAAAACCGGCCTAGGCTAAAACCTAGGCCGGTTTCTTGTATATGGGTAGTCTACTTTTGAAAATTTTCAGTATTCATAGGGCTTGACATTTGTATAGTTTTTATGGTAGGTAATTCCCAACCATAGGAGGTTTCAATGCCCTGGAAAGATCCCGAACGTAAACGCCAGTATATGCGTGACTGGATACGAGAGCGCCGCGCAACTGACCCTGTTTTTAAAGCAAAAGGCAACCTGGAGTGCCGGGTCCGGCGTAAGGCTTACCCAGAAAAGCAACGACAGGCGTACCTCAACAGCCACGCAAAAAAGCCGTGGGTGTCACTAATTAGTGCTGCGGCGTTTCGTGCAAGGAAAAAAGGTGTCCTACACGAGCTAACTGAAGCGTGGGGCGCCGCCACCTATACTGGGTTCTGTGCATTGACTGGTATTCAGTTTGTTTTGGCTACACGCACCGGAAATCGCCGTGGGCCTAGTGCCTACTCGCCTAGTATTGACCGGATTATTCCTTCTCTTGGATATACACCTGGCAATTGCCGGTTTGTCTTACATTGTATTAACTCGGGTAAAATGGATTTAACCGACGAAAGTTTTCGCCAGATTATGCAGGCGCTGCTGGATCACATAAAGGAACCTACTCAATGAGCCTTCCCCAAGACGAACAAGATTGGCTACAGGCGAATTGCCAAGTCCATAAAGGCGACAAATTAATATGGATGAAACGGGCGACCCTTAAAAAACGGGTGATCGCCGGGAAGGCCGACGACTGGATGGTAGTAGCAATTGATCCAGAAACCGGAAACCACAGTATTATATGCCCCTACTGTGCAACAGGCGTTGAGCACCGTGGCTCATTTCATTAACGAACCCCTAACCACTTAGACGTACGGTGGACCCCTATTCTAGGGGTTCACCGATATGGCCACTCTCGATGCCGTCCAGGATTATCTTGCGGATGTCCGTACGATTTTACTCGATACGATCGCGCCGTACCGTTACGATGACCCATCCCTCCTCATAGCGTTCAACGTCGCCCTTATCGAGGCTCGCCGTATCCGCGCGGACCTGTTTGTCTATGCCGATACTACGGGTACCGGCCACGTGCCGTATTATGCCACTAATGATAGCACCCCGGTACCGCTCGAGCAGCCCTTCCGGCTAGCGATTGTCTTCGGTACTGTTGCCCACGCCCTAGCTCGCGACCAGGACGATGTTCAGGACGCCCGGGCTACTACCTTCATGGCCCTTTTCAACTCCATCCTTACCGGTGGTCGCATGCCGGGTATACAAGCTGGCCGTGGTGCCGCCCCTGCGCCTAGCGCAGCCGGTACGCCGATAGGACCACCACAATGAGCGCCTCTGTAGCCGAGTGGACACGTATAATGAACCAGGCCCGGGTCAAATTGACCGGGGCTTCCGATGCCGCGCTGAAAGGTGAACTCTTCGATGTCATGCAGGAGTTTTATGATCGGAGCTCTTCGTGGCTCGAGTCGCTTACGATCAACGTTATCCCAAACGTTGTGGTATATGACCTTGTCCCGACTAACGGCCAAGCTATCCGTATTATGGGTATTGTGCAAGTTGATCCTACTAATCCACTTACGCCTGCTAATCTTCGGGGCGGCACTATGCCTAACTTCGGGCAAGTGGTGCTTTCAGAAATCCCCGGCCAAGCCGCAACGTACCACGTCACGGTGGCGCTGAACGTAAGTTTGCCCGCCGACAAGAATGGGTTCCCAATCACGTCCGACTGGGCGCTATCAATCTACAGCACCGGTATTCTAGATGGCCTCTTGGGGCGAATGTACTCACAACCGAACAAGAGTTACTCAAGCCAAACGACGTCCATCTACCACCTAAAGCGGTTCGACGGTGTCATCAATCAGGCCCGCGTTGCCGCCCTGCGTAACAATGCTATGGGTACACAGGCATGGGTCTACCCACAACAATTCCGCACTAGCGGACAGCGCGGAGGCGTATCGATCGGTAGCGATACGGTGTTTACAGTATGAGCACAGGTCCGACGGGTCTTTACACTTCTCTGCATTATGATCGGCAAACCTATGACCGTATGCTGGACAACGTTGTCGGTGCGGTCATTGCATTACAACAAGGTGGCCTCTCTGGACCTACAGGTCCGCAAGGCCCGACCGCGGCGACAGGTCCACAAGGACCTACTGGTCCAACCGCGCCGACAGGCCCCACTGGTCCTATTGGCGTAACCGGTCCAACTGGCCCGACAGGCGGTACGGGTCCAACTGGCCCGACAGGTCCCACGGCGCCAACGGGTCCACGTGGTGTAACAGGCCCGACAGGTCCAACCGCGGTTGGTCCAACCGGTGCAACAGGCCCCGTTGGTGCAAGTGGCCCTGTAGGTAATCAAGGCCCAACCGGTGCAAGCGGGCCCACGGGTGTAACTGGCCCACCATCTGGTGGCCCGACTGGTAACCAGGGGCCAACCGGTGCGACTGGCTTAGGGCCAACAGGCGTTCAAGGTCCAACCGGCGGAACCGCCGGACTAACTGGCCCAACTGGCCCCACGGGGTCGCTCGGGCCAACTGGTGGCACTGCTGGACTGACGGGCCCTACGGGGTCGCTTGGGCCAACGGGTGCCACCGGTCCATCGATATCCGATATTACGTTCGTGATCGACGGTAGTGGATCCACGATAGTTGCTGGCTTCAAGGGGTATCTGTTCATTGACTTCGCTTGCACAATCAAGCAAGCCACGTTGCTTGCCGATCAAACGGGCTCAGCCATTGTCAATATCTGGGCCTGTACGTACGCCCAGTTTGATAGTGGCGCGACACACCCCGTTGCGGCGGATAAGATTACATCGACGACGCCGCCTACTATTACAGCGGCAACAAAGGCGCAAGATAGCACACTCACTAGTTGGTCAACCGCTCTGGCCGCGGGCACGGTGCTCGGGTTCAATGTGGACAGTGACACTACCTGTCAACGGTTGACCCTGGCATTAAAGGTCGCAAGGTAAAATGGCTGGCCCTACTGTTGCATCTATTGGCGCAAATACGCACACCGCCCTTGCGACCAATCTAACATTGACTTTACCTGGCTCTCTCGTTGCCGGTAATATCATTGTTGGCTTTATCTATAGCGCGCAGAATGGCCTTACGTTTACTTGGCCCGCTGGTTGGACGGAAATAGATAAGTTTAATACAGCAACCGCTAATGATCTAAGCTGCTCGTGGGCTTGGTACCGCGTGGTAGCAAGCAACGCAGCACCGAATGTGTCCTATGTCACTAGTACTAGCTGTCAGGGTCAGCTGGTTCAAGTGCAAAGCGTATCTACTTCAAACCCAATTGGTAATTTCAATAAGACCAACTCGGACAACGGTGCGTCATCTATATTTAGCGGCGGTTCCCTGAGTACTGCCGGTGTTAACAGTCTTGTGCTGGATATGGAAGGGTCCAATTCAGGAACACTAGCCACACCAGCTGGGTATACCGCGGTAGCTGGCCCTGTCAATTCGCTACTCTTGGCCAGTATTGCGATGGCCTCACCGGGTACCACCCCAGCGATTTCATATAACCAGGCGAATGCTTCGGCGCACGATGACTTCCAGGTGGAAATTTTAGCCGGCCCCATTCCACACCCTATATCCGCCGGGTATTTCCAGGGAGGCTGATGTGGAAAACGAAACCATTATGGTCCCCGCGGATGATCACAACGTAGTTGTCCCTGTAGAGGACAACGTTATCTTTGTACCAGACCAGGAGAACACCCTTCTAGTCGACGAGAGGGTGTAATGCACCTAGGGCGCAAACTCCAAATCGTCGGTGATCGCCGGCTTTATAATATCAACTACGCGCCCTGGCTCGCTGCCGGTGAGGTGATCACGGCTATTGCTATCATTATTGATAGTGGCACCGCGACGACTGACACCATTACATTCACCTCCTCAACGGCCAGTTTCTATCTTAACAACGGTACGCTGGGTGACAACTTCAACGTCATCGTGCAGGCCACGACGTCGCTCACCCAGATCCGCTATGATCATTTTGAAATCTTCGTCGAGACAAACGGGGGCCCCAATTTCCTCTCGCCCAACGGCGCATTGATGCTGTCGATCGTAGGTCCCACTGGTGCCGGTACACCAGGTGTGACTGGTCCTACCGGGTTTAATGGGACACTTGGTGGAACGGGTCCTACTGGTCCCTCTGGTGCGGGGACTACCGGACCACAAGGGCCTACCGCGGCAACGGGTTCTACTGGCCCGACAGGCCCGACTGGTGCGCAAGGCAACGCAGGCGGCCAGGGCATCCAGGGCGTCACTGGCCCGACAGGCCCGACTGGTGCGCAAGGCAGCGCAGGCGGCCAGGGCGTGACTGGGCCGACTGGGCCGACTGGGCCGACTGGGCCCACAGGTGTTACTGGGCCCCCATCTGGGGGTCCGACTGGTCCAACTGGTCCCGCCCTGCACGGGGCAGTAAGTGGCACAACTGGGTTAGGCCCGACTGGTGCCACTGGTACGGCTGTCTTTACCATGATGGGACTGAAAGACGCTATTACACCTGTCGTTACTGGAACGGTAATATGTAATATTTCTGGATATATCACCGCCAGCGTGACAACCGCGAACGTCGGAATCCAATATAGAATTGCATTTGGCACGGGGGCAGCCCCCGCTAGGGGGGCTGCCGCGACCGGAAAGGTCGTTGGAATGGTCCAACAATATGATACGGGCACGACACTAACGGCTATTGCAGACTTAAAGATTCCATTTTCCATTTCCGCGCTCATCACCGGCTTAGCTCTCCATACCGCCATTTGGACTGATTTACAGGTTGAAGCAATTACAACCGCCAACAGTAGCCTATTGAATAATCTGAACTGTGTTCTCTTTGAGGTGAACTAATGACCGTCCTCGGCCGCAAACAACAGCTCGTCGGGAACCGGACGCAGTATGTCATTGACTGCACGCCTTGGTTATTGACCGGTGAGACAATTACCGGGATCACCTGCACGGTTGATGCCGGCACCGCGACGACTGACACGATTGTCATCGCGGCCAATGGTACATCCTACAGCTTCTATTTAAACGGTGGCACGTTGAACGATCAGTTCAATGTGATCATCGAACAGGACACGTCGATCGGCCAGCGCCGCTACGACCACATGGAGTTTTTCATCGGCACGAATGGTGGCCCTGTGTTCGCATCGGATACGAACGCGGCATTGCTACTGTCGATCCTAGGGCCACCAGGCCCTACCGGATTTAATGGAACGTTAGGCGGAACTGGGCCAACAGGCCCCACCGGCGGTGGAACTACTGGACCAACCGGCTCCGGAGGGCTTGGTCCGACTGGTCCAGCAGGCGGCGGACCCACAGGCCCCACTGGTCCTACCGGGGCGCAAGGCATACAGGGCGCGACGGGACCCACGGGTCCTACAGCACCGACTGGGCCACAGGGCTCGCAAGGCATACAGGGCGCGACGGGACCCACGGGTCCTACAGCACCGACTGGGCCACAGGGCTCGCAAGGCATACAGGGCGTGACGGGACCCACGGGTTCAACTGGTTATACGGGCCCCACTGGTCCTACCGGGGCGCAAGGCATACAGGGCGTGACGGGACCCACGGGTTCAACTGGTTATACGGGCCCAAATGGAGCTCAAGGGCCGGCAAGTCATGCCGTGATCGTCTTGGATGCCTATCAAAGCGTGGACCAAACTGTTGTGACCTTGACCGACACTACGTTAGCCATAGACACGATTGTTACGGATACGCAGAGCGCGTTTAATATAACGACCCACCGGTATACCCCGACGCAGTCTGGAACCTACGAAATATATGCTGTTGTCATTTGTAATAACACGGTTTCAGGTTTTGCCGTTTCCTTTATTGACGTGAGCGGTAATGACGTGGCCGTGTTTTCACTGCAACAGAACGGACAGGTCTATCTTAACTTGTCTACGGTGGCGTTCTTAAATGGGATCACGGATTATGTTGAAGTTCACGTCTTGCAGCAAGGTACCATTGTTACACGTTCTCGCGCCAACTACTTTGTTTCCGCCTTACGTATCGTGAAACTCGGATAAAGGAGAGTAATATGACCCTAGATCGAAAACCACAAACGGTCGGCAATAGACGAAAGTATATCGTCGACTACTCGCAATGGCTTTCGGTGGGCATCACCATCACCGCTGCTACCGCCACCATTGCCGGTGGCACCGCAACTGTGGATACGGTGTCCAACACCACAACGACCGTAGTCTTCTTTATCAACAACGGTACATTGAACGATGCGCCAGTTGTGACCCTATCGATCACATGCAGTAACGGCGAGATCAAGTGGGACACGATTGATTTTTTCGTTGTTTCGCCGTAAAACCGTTGTTAACGAAATGTTAACTCCAAAAACATAGGGTTTCCCTTACTAGGTTTTTTCCATAGGAAGGTTCCATGTTTGTAATTCTCGTCATCCTGGTCAATCTCGCCGGCAAACCTGCTGTCATTGGTGAATATAATCAGGCCTCGTACCCGACCCTAGAGGCATGTGAAGCCGCGCGGCCAACGGTCGTTGCCGCGATTGACGAGAGTAATAAAGAGGCCAACCTAAAAGTCGGGGACTCGAAATGCGCCACCCGTGAAGACGCTGATAAACTCCGTGCTCTCATTGAAAACAAGAAGGATAACTCAATATGACGCGTATTCTAATCGAATTCGCCCTGGCGGTGCTATCCCTCGGTGCCGGTGTGGCATTCAGCCAAAAGATCAAGGACCTTATCACTGGCGTTCCCGCTGAGCTCCGGGCACAGCTTGACAGGGCCGAAGCAGCGACGGTGGCAAAGCTAAAAGCTACATCGACGGTTGGCCGACCCCCAAAGGTCTGAAATGGAAGCCGATTATCAGCCGTTCATCGACCGGGTGATCGATCGCTACGAAGGCGACTACGGGTGGGACAAGAATGACCCCGGCGGCCCGACGAAGTATGGTATTACCTGTTATGACTTAGCGGAGCACCGTGGACAGACTATGTCCTCCATGGCGACGTGGGCACCACTTGTCAAGGCGATGCAGCGCTACGAAGCCGGGGATATCTATCGGGCTAAATATGCCGCTGGGATACAGTTCAACTATCTCAATCCCGGCTGTGACAGTGTGCTACTCGACTACGGGATCAACTCCGGGAACTCGCGCCCTATCAGGGTGGCTCGCGCTCTCCTTAAATTGCCGGCCAGTGGCGTCATGACACCAGACGTGGTGGCGGCGATCAACAAGGCCGACGCAAAATGGTTCATTGATGCTGTCTGCACCGAACGCCTTCATTTCATGCACCAGATCCGGGGCGGGTCGGCATGGAACAGTTTTGGGAGCGGTTGGGGAGCTCGGGTAGCGGATCTCCAGACTTATAGCGAAGCGCTTGCTGCCGGCCGCGTGCCACGGAATATACCGCCACCGGTATGGCCTAGAGCACGGGCCACGAAGGCACGCCACTATAGTCCGCACGGGGTCTCGACAGCAACGAAGGGTACGGTTGCGGGTGGTGCGGCGGCGGCCGCGGGCGCCCACGCGGCTGGTGTTCCACTTTGGGCTGTTGGTTTAGTGGTAGGTATTGTAATTGGCGCCGGAGTAGTGTATATTTCCTACCGGAATGGTAAAAATACCACAGCAAACAATACGGTTGTACTACCTACTACCATACCGCCCCAACCGGTACGAGCCAGCACTGTTGAACTACCTACTACTCCTACTCCTACTCCTACTCCTACTCCTACTCCTACTCCTACCATACCTCCCCAACCAGTAAGGGCCTGATATGTGGGCTAAATTCGCGGCATCCTTTCACGACTCCGAAACCATCCTGATCGCCCGCATCAAGATGTTCATCGGCATTGCGTTTACGGCAATGCAAATGAGCGGTATTGATCTCGCGAGTTTGGTTACCGACAGCCCCCGGGTGCAAGCGGCGATCAAGGTCTTTATTGCCTATCTCGTCGTCGATGGGTCAGTTAGTGAGTGGGCCCGGCGTAACCGGGCTACCGACCTGGATGCCCCGCGCGATATTAAAGATGATCACCTGGATGTAGGCAAACCCTGATGTTTATGGCCATCCTCGCCCTGATCCCTGGCCTTAGTACCCTCGTTACCAGCATAACAACGGCGTACTTTAACGCCAAGGTGCAACTGGTTAAGGCCCGGATCGGTGGCGACACCGCCATGGCCACGAAGTTGGTCCAAGGCGCGGCCGCGGCGGATCATGAGAATACCAGCCGCCTGTCAATCATGTCCGGGAGCAAAGTCCTTACCCTTATGCTCATTGGGTTTGCGACACCTATTATGATATATGAATGGAAGGTGATTATTTATGACGTTGTCCTGGCATCCTGGACAAACGGCAACACCGATGCTATACATGGGCAAGTCGCAGAGTGGATGACGACCATTATCGGGTTCCTATTTGGATCAGCCACCGTTATGGGTATTGGTCGGCTCTATTTTGGCCGTGATAAGACAGGCGAATGAGTTCAAAAGCCACAGACCTTGGTACCGGCAACGACGGCTGGGGTACAGAGTCAAAACTATGGAAAGGTGACGCAGATGCAGGACGAAAACGAACTACAGGACGAGCAGGACGCGGGTCCAGCGCCGGCCAAGCCAGTGGCCAAGAAACCGCGCAAGCCAAGGGCTCCAAACAGGCCCAAGAAAAAGCCAGCGGATGACAAGCCAGTCGACATTCCTGATGATCATCCCGCTTTGGGCACTGAACCAGATCCGCGCATCGATGCAGTTGCCAAGGCAGCAGCCCTCGCAAAGGCATACGACGAGGCAGAGGCGGCGAAAGACGAAGCCCCGCAAAACGTCCAAGTCCGCAAGCCGGGAACGTGGGGCGAAATCGAGGAACAGATCCTCACCGCGCGACAAGCCGCTAAAGATAACGCGAAAGAATACATCCCGCCGAAACCGACCGAACGGCAACAGGCCACGATCGACGCGGAAATGGCCGCCGGGCAGCGCCGGGTAGCTCATTTTGAAACACAAGAAAAGCTTCGCCAGCAGATCCCGCCTGACCCGAACGAGCCAAAAAACACCCCGGTTTTTCGGCCAGCGGACCATGTTCCAGACATGAACTCGACGGATCCGGCCACGGGGAAGCCGCCGTCCCCGTTTGGAAACCTTAAGTAATTGCTAACCGATCAACAGTAGGGTGGCACCTAACAAAGGTGCCACCCTATGTCTGCGTTAAAAATCCAGCAATTCGGGGGGATGCTCCCTGCCTGGGACCCGGCTCTACTGCCTGCAAACCAATCTGAAAGCGCCCAAAATTGCTACCTATTCTCCGGCGCGTTAACGGGCTGGCGAGCCCCGAAACTATTGCGTCCGCTGACCAACCCTAATGCCACCACGGCCTTCCGGATCCCGACGCTTACCCGAGCGCAGGCCTCGGCGTCGCTAACCTTTCTTGCTGGCCTGAACAACGGGGACAGCGTTAAAATCGGTGAGGCAATCTATACCTGGCGCACGGTAATGGCAGCACCATATGATCTCGCCCTTTCCTCCTCGTCTACTGCCCTCCTCGCCGCGGTGAATATCGGTATAAACGCCGCCAATGACGCGGCGAATGTGGGCGTGCTGTTCTTTGCTGGCACGGAAGTCAACCCGATTGTTTCGCTCACCGCCGGTGATAATACCATTGCTGGTAGTGTTCTCACGGTGAAGGCGCTCGACTTTGGTGCGGCATATAATACCGTGGTAGTCACTGAGTCTACCGCCGGAGTCAGAATGGCGTGGTCCTCTGGGACCTTTACCGGCGGTACCAATCCAACTGTTGACACGTCCATCACTGGTGCCGCAACGTGGCTGGAGTTTGTCGATCCTTATACCGATGTCGTACGGTCACCGGTTGTGGACGATAAATTCAATCGTGTTTATTTCGTGAGCCCGAGCCAGCCCCCGCAATATAATACGTCCGATCGCATCGCCGCAAACTCGCCCCCATGGCTGCTGGGCCTAAATGCGCCGGGTTGCGCTCCTGGCGTTACAATCACCGGCGGAGGTGATAATACTGGACAAATTGGCATTAGTACCGCTGGCGGCGGCGCGTTTATGGTAGGCGCAAACACGCTTTATTTAGCCAAAGTTACACCAACTGGCGCGACAAGTATAATCGATATCGATTGTATCACGCTTGATACGAGTCTAACCCCTAACTTTACCGGTGTTCTCTATGCGGACAATGCCGGTGCACCCGGGGCCCGTTTAGGTGTCACGCCACAAGTTACTGGTTGTTCGGCCGGTGGTTTATTGACCATGGTCTTTTTGAACCCCGTTGCTGTTCTAGCCAATACCCCCTATTGGATCGGGTTCACGGTGGATACCTCAATTAACTTTGATCAGTCTAATCCACATGGTACAGCCGGGTTCACCGCTCCCTCTACATATTCGAACGGCCCACCTGCAACAGCACCAGCGATGACTACAGGGCAACCGTCGCTCGCTATGTTTGCTTCTGTTGGGTCTACCGCGGTATTGGAGACCAGGGCCTATGTGTATACATGGGTCACCGCCTACGGCGAGGAGAGCCCGCCGAGCCCGCCGACTATTGTAACAGGATGGAACAATGGGACATGGACAGTTAGCCTATTCGCACCTCCGCCTGATGACACAGGTGTCTTGCGGAACATTACTAAGAAACGCTTGTACCGCACCATCAGTGCCGTGGGGGGACAAACTGATTACTTCCTGGTCACTCCAACCGGCGCTGTTAATGGCGGAACCGCCGACACCCCGGCCGGAGATCTGGATGTCCAACTGGCTACATATGTCGATACCGTGCTGGATGACGTCATTGCCGGAAATACCATTCTGCCCAGCGCTGAGTGGTTCCCGCCGCCTGAAGGCCTCGAGGGCATCGCCAGTATGCCAAACGGCATGATCGTCGGGTTCAAAGGGAACGAGTTGTGGTTCTGCGAACCATATCGCCCCCATGCATGGCCCCCGGGCAACGTTATAACCACCGAATTCCCGATCGTGGGGATCGGCGTGACCGGTAACTCCGTGGTCGCGGCCACTAGCGCAACGCCTTATATCGCTACCGGCCTAAACCCCAGTAGCATGAGCCTCTTAAAAGTGTTGATCCCCGAACCGTGTACCTCACGCGGATCGGTCGTAAGTTCGTTAGCGGCGGTCTATTATGCCAGCCCTAATGGTCTTATAGCGGTTACGGGAAATGGCCTTGGCACCAATATAACCGAGTCGTGGATCACTCGAGATAAATGGCGCGCCTTAACGCCACCCCACGGCATCCATGCCATCTCCCTTGCTGGCTGCTATTTCGCCTTCGGCGTGGTCGATAACGGTGATCATACTTATGCCCAAATTGGGTTCACTATTGAAATGCTCCCTGATGCGGCTAGCTTTTCAATCTGGCCACAGCCGGGTGGCCACCGACTTGGCTTTAACAAGCTGACGTCGCCAGCTAGCACCGATATTTTCAATGTGCTGAACGACCCGTGGACTGGCATCGGTATGTTGCTTACGAACGGTGGCCTCTACTATTATGACTTCTCTGATCCCAGCCCCACCATTACCACATACAAGTGGCGTTCGAAGAAATACCAGCAGCCTTCGAAAAAGAACTTCGAAGCCATGAAGATCTTCTTCGATATACCAGCTGGCTCGCCAACCCCTGGTGCCCGTAACCAGGCGGCGACCAATGATGCGAGTTGGCTTACGCTCGGGGCCAATCAGTATGGGATCATACGTGTCTACGCTGATAACAATCTGGTCACTACCCGCGAGTTCCAGAATAGTGGTGAGCTCTTGCGAGTCCTATCGGGGTTCAAGACAGAGGTTTGGCAGTGGGAAATTGAAGGCAGAGTGCAGGTCAGTAATTTTCAAGTGGCCACAAATGCTCGTGAACTCGGGAGCGTCTAATGCCCGTATGCCCGGTTTGTTTTCAGTCAACTGACGAAATAATTTCGCAGCCCGACACAAGTACCCTTACGCCGTCGGTTGCGGTCCCGACTGATATGAGCGGCGTATTGCCGGCTCTGGCACAGCTCATTCATGGTTATAATATGCTGCGTGGTGCGGCGTTTAAACGTTCACCTACTAAAAAGAAACCGCGGTACGAAGAACAAAAAGCAAAACGGCTCACCGCAAAAGTAAAGGTATTCAGCAAGCAAGACCCGACCACCTTTATCGAGTTCAAGCAGATCAACGGTATGACATTTAAAGACACGGTAACCGGCGAATTGTGGGTATGGCAACGTGGCCAGTGATATCATTATACAAGTCGATGACAAAACAACCGACGATAGCGCCGGCGGGTGGCTCGATACCATAACTGATTTAAATTTCGGGTCGCCGGGCGGCACGGTGACGGTGACATTTACTCGTGACGTAACCCTAAACAGTACCTTTACCGCGGTACCAAATATCCTGGATAAAACAACTACCCTACTGCAAAATACCACAGTATCCGATTTACTCGATAACCAAACACAGTGGGTTGTCTACTACCCGTTCCAAACGATCCACGGGGCATTTGGCTTCATTGGACCCGGAGGCTTTACCACCTTCAAAAACGCCCTGCTAAATCTCACAGGCGGTCTTTCGTTGTTTACAACGGGGTACGTATTTAAGAATGCGGGCCTCTTGAGTAACTTTTGGCTAGTTGGCCCAGGCGGTACACCCCCCACACGGCAATGGGGGGCATGGGTGCCACACGGCGGGTTTAGCGGCAGCTTTCGCGGGACAACGGCGGCCGCCTCAATTGCCCAAGACTATAGCAACTTTTTAAATGAGGGGTATCCAAATCCGGAGATACCAGGATCAAATGGGGCAACCGCCTCCTCGATATGTGACCATGTCCAGCGCGAACGGGTCATGATAAAGATTAAAGTGCCACACGTATCCACAAAACCAGCGTTTTCGGTGACGTTCTCGGGCTTTGATAACACCATCCAGTTAACCCAAGACATTGTCTCCCTTAACCCAAAGAAGCCCGCGACCATGTCCGCGGTCCAAAATGGCCTGACCCGGTCCTATTTTGTGTCAAAAGCCTAGTAACCCAATCTTTACCCTAATTACCTAATAGTAGGCAAGCGTTTACCCTTGAGGACCGCTGCATGACGATAAGCAACACAGTTAGTTCTGGTAGCGGCCAATCCACGGGTAAGTCCTTTATCCCCGATTACCCTCAGGCGTCCTTTTTACAGGCATTGGCGGGGCATATCTCGGATTATGCTGACAAAACATTCGCGCAGTATGATAACACCTTTCAGCCACTACAGCAGGGACTTATCAATCGGGGCAATCAGGAACTATCGCCGGGTTACCAACAGCAAAAAGCCGGGCAAGCGATCGCCGGCGCGGGACAGCTCGGCGAACAGGCCCGCCAAGGTGCCCTACGAGATCTCCAATCATTTGGGGTAGGTGATCCGTCTAATGTGGGCCGGCGCTATGCCCTTGATACCGCGGAACGAGGTAAAACGGCGGCAACGGAAGCCGGGGCGGCCAATGAAGCCATGCTAACCGCCAGAAACGAGGGGCGTGCCGACCAAAACCAGGCGATTGCCAATGAACAGGCAAATGCGGCGCGGGCCGCGTCTATGCATAATACAGCCATGGGCCTGAAATACCCCCCGCTTGGGGATAACCGCCAGCAGACCCAATCGAACCAAAGTCAGAGCCACACACAAGGGCCACAGCCACAGCAACCAAAATCACCCTCAAACTCTAATCAAGGAAGTGGGAACGATAGTGGGGGTGGCCCTGGATACCAATCTGGGAACGGGAGCGGAGGTGGCCCAGGTGGCGCTATTATTATGCCTGGATCAAATATGGGATCACCCGGCGATGGGCCTATTGGACAAGGCGTTAATAGCGGTACATCGGATAATCTATCTGGTCCAGCGATCACGGATTATTCATCTACCAGCCCGTATATTTATGGGGGGCAAGCTGACCCATACGCCAACCTTTATGGTGGATTTAATGATCCGAACAACACCAACGGCGGCGGTTATTTTGATAGCGGTACAGGCTACCAAGATAGCAGCGGGTTTAGCAGTGGCCCAAACCAAATCTATGATCAACCTAGTACCCAGACATGGGACGACTGGAACAACGGGGCCGGAGATACAGTACCTGTTGATAATGGCAGCGGTGACAACTTTGCACCAGACGATCTTGCCGCGGGTGGGCCCGTTATAGGCTATGATAGTGGCGGCAGCGTGCTACAGGCTAGTGGAGCGATCCCTGCTATCTATTCCCCACACGCGATTAATATCCAGCATGCGATGGCCTTGCGGGCGAACAATTATGCAAAGAGATATGCTCCGGGCGGCGCGATTAATCTTCAACCAGGAGGGCCGGCACCCGTGAAAGCAAGCCCAAGCCGCGGCGCGAAAACCGATGACATCGACGCCAAGGTCAACGCCCACGAGTTCGTCATTCCAAAAGACGTGGCCATCTTTAAAGGTCATGAACACTTTTACAAGCTTATGGAGTCGGCCCGCAAAACCCGTCTAGAGTACCAGACTGGTACCCATAAACCGCCCGGGAGTAAGTAATGGTTACCGAAGACGACACTGATACCTCGCCGGCTCTCGATACCAGTGAGCCACAGGACAACGCTGTGGATGTAATTGACGCCGCTCTACAACACGGCCGAGCGAAGTATGGCCTACCGACAGACGACCAGCAAGGTGCAATACCGAACCAACAGGTAGCACAGGCAGCGCCACACACATCTGCGTTTACACCCAACTTTACCAATATGATGAAGAATGTCACCAGCGGGCAACCACAAACGACAGAGGATATGGTGAGAGGGATTGGTGGTGCCCCCCTTATCTCGCGTCCGATTGCAGAATTAGCGGGTGGTGCCGGAGTGGCCTACCGTGTAGCCACAGGCCGGGCTCCTACGCCAACAGTTCCTCGGTCACAGGTTACCTATCCACCCGATCCAAACAGCCTCGCTCGCGGTGGACCTGTCCTCCGGTTCGAAGATGGCGACCCTGTACCTGAAGTACCAGATGATGGTGATCAAACCGGTAGTGTGCCATCACTTGCCTCGGCTGAGGGTGCAATGGGTAGCGCTCCTGCGGCCACTCAGTATACTCCAGATGATACCTTAAAAAACCGGTTGTTTCCGCCGTCCCAGTCAGATACGCCAGCACTACCAACTGGTGCCCCGGCGCCGACCCCACAGATGGATCCTAACGAGGGCCAGGGGATGGCCACTGACTCCAATATGCAGGCATATCTATCACGTAGTGATGCAATGTCCAACGAAAAATGGAACAGGGCTCACAGCGCACAAGAAGAAAAATATCCAGATAAGAGCCCATCATTCATTAATCATCAGACGATCCTCAGTCTGCCGGGAAAAGATATGCAGTTTAACGGCGTTCAACATATGGCGAAGCAGTCAGACCATGAAGCAAATCAGGTCCGTCTGCTTATCACCAAGCCCGAGGGTGAACGGGATACAGGAAAAATCGCCGACGGGTTCGAAAAAATGCTATCCTATAATACCGATGGCTCAACGGTAAAGGTAAAAGACGTCGGGAATGGCCTATTGAGATTTGATGTTCGAGGTGGACACGCCCCCCTGCAATTTGGTCCTGATGGCCATGCCACGCCTGGACAAGGTCCCGGACCGGCTTCGTTTACGTTGAACCTGGACCAGCAACATGATCTGGCCAATATCGGAAAGGCCGGACAGTTTGATACAATGCACGAGAATGGTGTGATTGGTACCTTGGATGCGTTGTCAAAAACGGCTGGCACCCCGGTGCCGTCGCCCAAAGTGCCCGATAAGTCACTTGGAACCAATGAATTATCCCCCAATGGACCCGTACCTGGTCGCTATACAAAGGGCGAACTAGCCGAGTTAGCCGCGAGTAAGTTGAATGCGTTTGGCATGCCGTCCATGCAGCCGCTAAGTGGCGCAGGGCAATCGGACATCGATTTCCTAGACAAACGCCGCACGGCACGGGTAGGAGCCGAGAACGAACTCGCGAAAGCACAAGCAGGTATGGAGGGACGAAAAGAAGTCGCAGGTATTCAGGCGGGCGCACGAGTGGCCAACAACCAAAATACTGTTGATCAAAAACGTGAGGCATCAAATGCTCTCAACAAATTCCGTTATGACAATATGAAACGGTTAGGCATGACCGCCCAACAAGGAGATATCATAAGAATGTACGATGCGGCTCAGCTGGCGGGTGATAAGTCCAATCCAGCTTTAATGCAAGCGGGTGCGGCGATTATGGCCAAATTTAACGGTGGCCAACAACAAGGTGGTGATCAGACATATCAACCCGCACCAGCGCCAAATGGTCAACAGGCTGCGCCGGCACCAACCAGGCAACCAACAGCACCTGCTCCAACACGGGGTATAAACCCTAAGACCAATGCACCGGCAGATGGAGAATTTAGACCTGGGCAAACGGTATATGACAAACAGGGACAGCCACACATCGTCGGCCAATAATAAGGTGATCATGTGGCAGACCAGCAAGACGAACTCCCGACTGTAAGTACGGACGAAGCTAATAGCGGCGACTATTCAGCCGCGCCACCACCGCAAACCATATCGGCGGATGAGGCGAATAGCGGTGACTATTCGGCGACCCCGCCAGCTCGGGTTATCAGTGCTGCCGACGCAAATAGCGGCGACTATTCCGCCACCCCGCCAGAGAAAACGGGTATCCTAGGCGCAATCCCAAGTGGTATAGCCGCAGGCTTCAAGAGCCTGGCCGGCGGTGCCCAATTACTCGGCGGCCAAGACGTAGCCCAGGAAGCACCTGAACAGTTCACTGGCGAAGCGGCGCAGATCACCCACGGGATATTCAAATCAATACCCGCCCTGATTGCCGGTCTAGGTGCCGGCTCAGCCGGCACTCTTGTCTCTGGCCCGGGAGGCCTGGCAAGTGGCTCCCTTGGCTATGGCGCCATCAGTGGTATTCAAGACCTCTACGATGAATATCAGAGTGGCCTGCAAAAATTTGATGGGGACAAGGATAAAGCGTTTACAGAAGCAATGAAGACCGCCTCGATAACCGCTGGTGGTTCCACGGTATCGTGGGCAGCGTTTCCAATTAAGGCAGCGGCACCTATATTAATGCATATCTTCACGCAAGCAGGGCTCCAAGGCGGGATCGGAACGGCTGAACAAGCCGGTAAGAACATAGCACGAGGCGACGACGTCACCGAAGGTATACTAGCGGCTGGCGCGCAAAACGCCGCGCTGACAGGTATACTAATGGCCGGCCATGCAGGGGTTGGTGCGATCGGTCGTGGGCTTAAAGCCCGGGGCGAAGCAGCAGCGGGGGACGCGGCCGCGCAGGAAGCACAAGCAGCAGACGAACGGCAAACAGGCGCGCCTGCAACGGGATACAACCCTGATCTGCCAGAGGAATACTCTGGGATGCGGGGAGAAGAAGAGCCGCTCCCAGGTCACGAAATGACCGACGAAGAGTATGGGGCAGCTAACCCCGAAGAGAAAATGATGCAGGCTGCTAGGGAAAAAGCAGCAACAGAGCGCACCGCGGCGCTCCTTAATCCAAAACCTGACTATGATCCAAGTGGCACGGTAACTATTGGTGGCAACAAATCAGATCCGTCGTTCGATAGTCCGGGTCAACGGGTACCTATTGCCTCGGATGCAGCGGGAGTAGCTGTTGATCATCCGCAACCTCCCGGTGGCCCGCGGCCGACCGTAACAGCACCGAAGGATAATGCGGTACCAACAACGTCCCTTATGTCGGAAGGCGTAACTGATCCAACTCTTGCGGCCGCATTAGACCAGAGCCCGATGATGGCCGCGGCGCGTGAAAAAGCGGCCACGGAACGATCCACATCGCTACTTAATCCGAAGCCAGACACGACTGTACCGTTTGACCCAAATGATCCGGCCTCCTATGCTAATACCCGGCCGGGCGAACAGCCGGATATGATGCAGGCGGCGAGAGAAAAAGCGGCCACGGAACAGACTGCAAAGCTGCTTAATCCACAACCCGACTACCCGCCCGCGGCCTATGATCCAAATAACCCGGCCACGTTTGCGCATCCGCCAGCAGAAGGAGAACCTGCTCCTACTGACACAATGATGGCGGCCGCTAAAGAAAAGGCGGACACCGCACGGACAGCCGCGCTACTTAATCCAAAGCCTGAGTATGGGCAAGTGCCATTTGACCTAAATGACCCAGCCTCCTACTCGAGTACGTTTCAGAAACCGCAGACGCCGGAGACCGCACCCGAACCACCTGCGGGACCGCCAGCGGCTACACAAGCTGCAATCGCCTCCAGCCAAGCGCCAAAGGCCCCCCTGTCGCTACGTAATAACCTATTGGGGCGCATCATTAGTCCCAACACAGTCACACCGTTGGCACGACAGATGGACCTGATGATGCGTAAATTCATCGGTATCCAGGGGCAAGCGAAGCAGGCGTTCTACTCGGCCATGGAGCCGTTCCGGCCTATCCTGAACGCCGCGCCCGAACAGGATAAGATCAATGCCATGATTGGTGCCAATACCGGCAACCTGAATATGGTGCGGCCCGACCTCCGTGAGCTCGTTACCGGTTGGTGGGCGAACTATAAGGCTGTGGAGAACGACCTTAAGACCCTAAATGGGATGGAGCAACAGGAGTTCTTACAGAAGTCCTTCCCACAGTACTGGAAGAATAAGGAAGCGGCTGATGAGTTTACAGCGCAGTGGTTCGAAAAACAGGGGTCCGCCTCGAGCATGCATCACCGAGCCTATCCAACTATTCCAGATGGCCTAAAAGCCGGGCTCGAACTAGACACGAACGATATGATCGAGGGAGGAGCCCGGTATACCGAGAGTATGAGAGACTTCATTGCTACCTCGCAAATTCGTGATCAATCCATTATGCAAGGGATGATGAAGTATGTTGAAAGCACTGGCGGCGGAGCTGCGTCAGGGCATCCTGAACCTCCGACTTCTGTGCCGCCTGGATGGGATCCAATACTTGGGCGTGCTGGCCGTCCAGACGGCCAACTGTATGCACCGAAAGAGGTAGCGGCTCTCTACAATAATCATATCAGCTCTCCCTGGAAGGGAAACGCGGAGGCACAGACCATTGCAAATGCAGCCCAGCGTATATCAAATGCCACCACCGGCCTTTTGTTCGGGTTCAACATGTTCCACGGTGTTACCATAACCAACGAGAGTTTTCTATATGACCTCGGCCTCGGTGCTTCGAAGTTATTCACCGATCCCAAAGCAGCCCTCTCCAAGATCGCGCAATCCCCTTTGGCACCTTATCACCGCTACCAACAGGGCAAACTGGGACAACAGTGGTACCTAAATCCGGAGTCCTCACCGCCGGAAATTCAAGCCGTCATGAAGGCACTGACAGAGGCGAACGCGCCAATCATAAAAAATCCGGACCCATCCTATAAATTTACCGCGAAGTCCACTCTCGCTACAGCATATCAGCGTGGAAGCTTGGGGAGTGAGTTTAAAGATGCCATCAACAACGTGATGGAACAACAGGGTTTAGCCGGACAAGCCCTGCAAGCGGGAAAAGAAGTGATGAGCGGCCTCGGCCGTGTCGTTCAAACAATTGCCTCGCCCCTCTTTGACTATTATATTCCGCGTGTGAAAACCGGCGCATCAATGGAGGCAATGAAAACCTGGATGGGCGCGCATCCAGACGCTACCTACCCGCAGATCAGTGAAATGGCTGCAAGGATTGGTGACGCCTCTGATAACGTGATGGGCGAAATGAACTATGATAACATCCACTGGAACAAGACCTTCAAGCAGCTCGCCCAGACCTTCATATACGCGCCTTCATGGTTCCTCGGCACCGTCCGAGCACTTGGCGGCGGCACCAAGAGCCTGCTGCAAGGGCGGATGAACCCGGCCGGAAAAAATTGGGATCCAAATGCATCTTATGCGTTGGGATTTTATATCGGTATTCCGCTGATAAATAGTGCCTATCAATATATCAAAACTGGCTTGGTGCCAACCCAAAGCCTGGATGTCATGTTCCCACAGACCGGCGGCACACTGCCATCGGGCCAACCGGAACGCGCCCTGCTCCCAGGCTACCAGAAGGAAATTGTCGGCTGGTACAACAGCCCCACGAAGGAAGTCTATGCCAAACTATCAGCACCGGTGAAACTGGTCGTGGAAGCGCTTATGAATGAAGACTGGCGGAACAAGGTGATCTATGATAAACGAGAGAACCCGTTGACGCAAGTCGCGCAGTTCGCCCAACACGCACTAACAAACATGTCGCCGATCTCGCTTAAAAATATGTACACACCACCGGTTCGTGGTTCGAACCTGACCCTGATAGACCGGTTCTTCGCACTTAGAACAGCGCCGCCGCAAGAAGCGGACAAGGCCCGCTACGATGCACAGCAACGCAAGTACCAGACCCGCGATTGGCGGGCAAAAACAAACGCTGAAAACCGGGATATTGCCCGGCGTCAATAGCCAACATTAAGAAAGGCTTCATCAATGCCAAGTACAACACCTCCACAGGCTAGGCTCATGGCGGCAATTAGCCACGGGTGGAAAATGCCAGGGGGCGGCGGCCCCTCTGTTAAGGTCGCCAAAGAGTTTAACAAAGCAGACAAAGGCTCAGCCATGCTCAGTAAGGGAATGAAACCTCGAGACGCGGGTTACGCCGCCGGCGGACCCGTGCTAGGTCGCACCCGGCAATTCCTGAAAGAGGAAGTCGAGTTCCGCGATAAGGATGAGGGCAGAGACGACGACGATGACGACTATGAAAAAGGCTCCACAAAGCCCAATACGCCGCCGAACACCAAGAAACAGATCAAGGGTTAAAGCGCGGCTATAAGGCCAAAGTTGGCGATCGTATACCCGGTAAACACTAGAGCCATAGGATAATGGCCGTTGCGCGCCTCGGCTAGGGCGGCACCGATATAACAAGCGGTCGTGATTAGGAGCAGCCAGACACTCATTGTACCCTTGCCCTACGAGCCCGCGCCGCAATCCAACTGAACTGGCTAAACTCCGGCTCGCCTGCGCCTTCGCATGACGCATCGGCATATAGCTCAATTTCTTTTAGCTCATGTTGCAGCCATTCAATCATGGCCGCGAGATTTTCCATATCTTCAATAAAGGAAGTGCTCATTTTTGCCACCATTGCTTAATCGATAACAGGATATCCATTATACGTCGTTTACGCGGATAGGGTACAACCAGATAGTGATTAATTAGTTCATCCGCATTACTGGTGTCTAATAATGTCCCACACTTCGAGCACCTGTATTCCAAAGTCATTGGCGTCCAAGCCTCATGTGACATTAATAATAAAACCGTTGAAGGTATTTTTTGTACCAATGTTAGTACCACTGGCCCCGGCACCCCGGTTTATGCCAATCCCACCCACGGTACTGGCAAAACGCATATCATCAATAGACACGTTTGCCACGGCCCCTAGATAAATCGCCTCATTGAAATTGACGGAACCGGCAATAGCCTGTATTTGGCCCGGACCGATGGTGGCCCCGTCAGCAGCTTCAATGTAGATCGCGGCCCCCGAAGAGACGAAGCCAGGATTAGTAGTCAGCTTAAGCATGTCAAAATTAGACAACTCAATCTCGAAGTCCCTGAATATCGGCTTTGTGGCATTTTGCACGACGAGTCCACCAGAAGATGTAATGTTAGTACCATCAAGAATGAAACTGCCAGCACCGGAAACTTGTGCCAAATATAACCCATAAGCGGTACCGGTCATCAAGCCACCCTTGACACGTATACTATCGCCGACATTCTGCAACATGATGCAGGCGTTCGGGCTATGACCATCGACGGTTAATTGACAACGCTCAAACTCGGCTTGTGATAGACCAGCACCGTTCGCCAGCCCGTCTGCCCAGATGCCATAGAGCAGCGGACTGACCGGCGCGAGAATGTCCGCTATCCTCAGTCCCGGCAAATACGTGTTAGCCGCCGCGGTTGTATCAATATGAAACCAGCTTCTAGCGCCGGTCACCAACAGCTTCATATCGGTGAACGAGAAATCACGCATCACAGCCCCGGCCGGAAGCGTGACATGGAAAAGGTCGGTGTTCACCGGCAGCGAACCGGTAAATGAGGTTGCATCACCGTCGCCTACGATGTTGATGGGTCGCGTGATGGTGAACCCATTAGAAACCAAATAGCCGCTCTCAGTGCCTGGTAATGTTAGTTTACCACCGGCTGGTGTCGATGCAATAGCCGTAGTGATGGCTGCTGTACTGTCATAATGAAGCGACCCGGCGAGCGGATCGAATTGCTGGGGGGTGATGGTGCTATTCATTTTAGTCCAGTCTTTTGTTACAAGCATGCTGGACAATCCAGCTGAGATGACGAACCTCCTGCTCACCGGCATCATGGGCGATCATTTCCGTCCAAGCCTCACTGATGTAACTTGGCCCCCCGAGTAGGGATCCCGCTTGATCCCGATCTTGCAAGCTTCGATCGCGGTGGCCCCGGCGTCCATGGCCGGCAAAGCAAAACGGGCACCGGAGCCAATTGCAAAGTATTTGTGTTTGATCCGGTACCACATTGTACCTTCAAAAAACCAAATACGGCCGCGCCGGTCAATTAGCAGCCCGTTGATATCCTCAAGCTTCGGGGCCGGATGGCCTTTTATGAGGGACTCGTGCAGACGTAGACACGCTTCGGACGTTTTGCTGGCGCCGAAAAGCCTTCCATCTTTCAGCTTGAAGACTTTGATGCTCGTGTCGTTGTCGATGTACGAGCTCTCCCGGTCCTCGAGGATAGTCTCCCGGCCATCCCCGGCCAGCACACCCGCCCGAAAACAAATCGTCGTCATGCTCCATCATCCTTTGAGGATCCGATTTATATCCGCTAGTCGGGTCGAACTGCGCCCGTCCTTAGGGTGCGCCTCGAGGTGTTTCTCGATGCCTGCCTTAGCACGGTTCAACCGCTTGTGCAAGGAACTGTTGGCGCAGGTATTGGACCGCGGAAACACACGCTTACCGCCGACAACACCCGGATGCATACCATCGATGCTCATAGGGTATCCCCCTGCTCAATATCCTTCGGTTCATGAGCGAGCATCTGGGCCTCGAACGGTGACCCTTCTGGTATCGGAATAGTGATAATGTGCTCTTGACCGGACGTGTGGACCGTTCCAGCACCTAGGACAGCATAGCTTGATATGGCCCCAAAATAGTCCTTCAAGCCATTAAGTATTTGCTGGTGCGAGATATTATTCTCGTGCATATATTTGGCGAAGCGCGGACGGGCGATCCGGAGCTTACGCGCCTCGGTAGCCCACTGGACATAAATTGGCTTCGGCCGATTGGGGTCGGGGCCAAATATACACGCGACGGGTTTTGGCTTACCCTTCCCAACCGGAAAGGTATCCGTGTACAGCGTGTTCTCGACGTGCGCTTTAAGGAAGCCAGTCAGCGCCTCGGTGGTGTTTATTACCGTGCCGCCCTCGGTGGCTTCCTCGGTCAAACGCTGGCGGTTTTTCTCATATGCCTCGATTAAAAACTCCGTCAATCGCTCGACATTAATCTGGGCACCGAACATATTCGCGTAGCATGCACCGGCGATTAAACAGCCACAGATCGATGACCAAAACCGTTCTTCCTTGTTTGCTTTCACCCGCTTATAAAATCCATGATAGATCGCCATGGTGTACGCGTCCGCGGCTTTGGGATCCGACCCGAGCAGCTTGGCATACTGCATACCGACCTGCCCAAAGTTATTCTCGAGCTCCTGGGTGATTCGACTGGCGTCGGCCGAGTTCATCTGCCCCGGTGCATCCGGGAGAACCGACGGAATATGGTACTCGAACACCCGGTAGATACCGGCCGCGGTGGTCTTTTGTTCGGATACAACATGGTCAACAAAGCTAAGATTGGCGGCGATAATCAGCATCGTCTGCCAGTCATCACGCGCCCGCTGCTCGATATTGGACGTCAGCCGCCCCGGACCGATGCCGTCACTGCCGGCGAAGAATGTTTCAAAGACTTGCCCTTGGGCCTTCTTGTTTTTGATCTCGTCCCAATAGACGGGCAGGTTGCGCAGCTGACCCATCTTGTGGATCACCGAGTTAGCGGTCGACCGTGTGACCTCTTTTGCCTTTTTTGGATGTGCCCACACTGCCTGTCCGACTTTTATAGCAGTAGACTTTCCAACCCCAGTGGCGCCCCACGCGCTTAACAGTGCAGAGTATTCGGCGGGGCTGACCATGAGCGGCGCAGCGAACGAGGCCGCAATAATAGCATCTAACTCGGGCCGCTGCTGATCGGTCACCAGCTTGCAGGCGTCGATCCATGGCTGTATTTCTCCCGTTGGTTGGTAAATGTCCCTGGTATTCGCATCCCCCATGCCCGCGGGCGCTGGCGGCCGACCCCCATCCTTTACAATAAGGCCACCATACACGAAGCCGTGGCGCTGACCATTTTCCACCCACCAACCGAACGGCACGGATTTGGTAGCCGCGTTGGCCTCGTTCAATTTTGATAACCAGGACATGAAAAACTCCTTAATATAGCGTTCGTTAGGCGGGTAGGTCATTACCCCGAGGCGACCTATTGTCTTTAACAGGTCAACACCACCGCCCATAAGTGTTTCAAGGTCTACAGATACACGACCTGTATAGCCTTTGTCAAGGGAGGTGGTAAAACTCAGGGTATGGGTAGTACCGTCTTTATGGGCCAATGGCATGGAAAGCTGGCGCAGAAACAGCTTTAGAGGAACAGCAATCGGGGGCTGATCCTCTTCCTTCGACTCTTTCATGAACATCTTGCATATATAACCGTCGTGTACTTCAAAGCCGTCAGGCAAAGACAGGGATTCTATTTGTTGTCCAATGTTGGCACTGTTAGCCAATAGGGTAGAGGGGGTATGTGTGGCAACGAGCGTGAGGTGGAGCGGTGACTTTTTTTCTTTGAAGTGCGGGCACGTGGCGCAGACTTTACTTCCCGCAGCTTGTATCGCTTGACAACTGGGCCATCCCAAACCTCGATCCGTGCGCTCGCGAAGTTTTCGAGCCCAGAGCTCATCGGTGGAAGTCTCGGTGTACTCGATATGCCCTGCCCCCATTTTATGAGCAAGCGCCTGCCCATCATCGAGGAAAGTGGCAGCAAGAGTTGTAAGGTTCCACATGGGCTGGTCATAATCTTTTCCTCCGGTGAGAAGCGCGTCCCGTAGGAACGCGCAGCCCATCATTATGGGTTTCGGGTCGAGCGGCGTTTCTGGCGACGTGAGGCCAGCCGCAAGGCTTTCTTGTTTAAGACCGGCAAAAGTGGCAGCCGGGGTGCCTGTAAGTATCGCATCGCTAGAACCCAGTCCCCCGTGAGGGCTATGAGGGCGAATAACTTTAATTCCCGCAAGTTCAGTTTCGAAGTCATAATCATTCTCCTGGAGCCCTAAAAGCCGCACAGGGCGGGGCGGATCAATCTTGCGATTGAAGGTACCTGGAACGCGAAGTACACGGGCACTATCGACAGTACATCCAGCATCACATCGAAGACCAAAAGCCAAAGCAGCAGTTTTAATACCTTCCGCATACGGCTGCCATTCCTCTAGTGAAAGTGGACGAGCGCTCCGCCAATAAATATGTAAGCCGCCGCCAGAGCCAACCAATGCAGTAGGCGGTGGTAGGCCGGCCGCTTCAACAAATGCGGCGACCGCATCGAGCGCTGCCTCGATGGTTGCATATCCCTTGGGTTCCTCTTTGACGTCAACATCGATCCACACCGCTTTGAGTGAAAGGACATTCTTCTGTAGTCGAACCGGTTTATCCTTGCCTTTTTTATCAGTTCTCTTTTCGGATTGCAAGGACAGGCGATAGTAAATATCCTTTATGAAATCTTGCTTAACGGCCCAGGCAGCTCGAGAAAGAAAGTCGTCAACCGTTCGCGTAGGCAGGCCGCTCCAAAATGGCTTACCCGCAACACCGGGGCGCGTCATCGTGTAATGTAGATTGATATAGCCCGGCTGGCCGGGTTCCGGCCAAGGCACAATGGTAGAAAAAAAGTCGCGTAGTTTGGTCATTTCCAAACCGCCCCATGAACCACCATATAAATAAGTACTTTACTTACATTAAATTCTTTTGCTAGCGTCGGCCCTAGACCTTTTTTAAATCGTGATCGAATATCCTGAACCGCAGCGACGGTAAGCTTATTGTTGGTTTTATTACGGTTTTGGGTTGCCATTGTGGCCCACCGACAGTTTGCCTTAAAATACCCTCTACTAGTCTTTTTTCGATCTAGCGTCCACCCCTTTCCTGGATGCGGACCCATATCCTCGGCAAACGCCGCAAAGCGAACCCACCGCGGGCATATCTTTATCCCGCGTCCACCATACCATTTATAATGATGGTTCGCGGGATCAAGACAGCGTCGCCGCATAGTACTCCAGGCCCAGTATAAGCGCGGATCTATGCCATGATATTTACACCATGCAGGGCCGGGGTTCATCTAGCTACACTTTACTTTTTATTTTTAGCCAACAGCGCGTTGACCTTTTTCTCCAGTTCGGCGTCAGCCTCGACAACCTCGCCGGTATCCTCGGCGGTCTGGGTCACCGCAGCCTTCGACGGTACCGCGGCAACCGTAAGGTCTTCGGCCGTGCTAACACTCTCGAGCACCGTGAACCCGGTGGCTGCCTCTTCATCCTCCACCGGTTTCTTCTTCGGCTTTTTAGAAGGGGATGCAGTAGTCGCAGTATCCGGGAAGTTTGTTGTTTGGGTGTTCGGCGGGGTACGGGCGGCCAAAAGCGGCTCTGGGCGGGCCGGCTCTTGGATGGCCTCCTGTTTTTCCGCAGGCGAGGCAAGTGCTAAAAGGCGTTGTGCCTGTGCCAGCCTCGCGACTGCACCGGTGTGGCTATCTTCACCCGTAATGCGGCGAGCGATCGCACTCTCCCGCATTTCAAGGACGAACGGGGCTTCCTTATCCGTCAGCTTCACCCGTTCGGTGTAGATGAATTTCGGATGTGGTTCATCCGGATCGAAGCTGATCCGGGTGACGAAGGTCGAGTAGTGGAACCCCATCCCATCCATACGTTCACCGAACTTGGCGAGGCCACCTAACGATGCTGGCGGTATCCGCAGGAACGCGGGCTCCTGAAACGGGTGACCCATGATACGCGCGGCTAGAGACGGCAAGACACAGACGGCGAGCCGCTTGTAGTCGGTGCAGTCCTGACCCTTCTTACCGTTCGGCATGGTCTTCCAGACGTTGCGCGGACACACCCCACACGACTCGGCCTGTTTCTTCGGTACGTCATCGTCCGGTAGGATCCCGTCCAATGATGCACAGTCCGGGCGCCGGCCGGCGGACGACTCCGGATCGTAGCCACCGCCCTCTTCCTTTTTAGGATAGAACGATTTGGACTTGGACGGGGCCGACCGAAGAATGATAACGTCGATGTAGCTCATCGGCGTGACTTCCTTTTCACCATCATCGTTTTCGATAGTGCGGGTGAACGGGTAGGACTCGCCATCGTGACGGATGGTCCAGTTTTTTCCCTTGTACCCGATAACAGCGTATCCCTGGCCGATACCATCGGCAAGGCTTTCATGCTTTTCACCACCCAACGAGGCGAACGCCGCGGCGGGTTTAGATGATTTAAAGGTTTCGAGCTCTTGAGCCATTAGGCCCTCCTACGTTGGGCGGCGAACGTTCACGGACGTGAACGAATTGAGATTACAGCCCGGGGGCGGTGCTTTGTGCTCTTCGGCATAGTCTCTACATGCCACAGAACTAGCCCTTCTGTCAAGCAATTCGAACAGTTCATTCTTGATAACAAAGTCCATAAACGCCTCGGGGTCGGCAAGGGCCGCGGTGACCTTGGTAGATAGGTACACCGAGCCGAATTTCGTCTTGATACCTTCGCTACCAGTCTTCTCGAGTGCGGCTTGTAGCACACCCTCGATCTGATCCATCTGATCGGTGAACTCTTTCTTCCCGGCTTTGTACTCGTCATCCATTAATTTTATCTTATCACGGAGGGCGACGTACATCTGGACGTACTTGTCTACCTTCACTGGTACCTTAGCTTGTATGTCTTGTGTCATGTCATACTACTCCTTGTGTGGCATTCTCGAGCATCTTAAGAAATTGATCCTGTACTTTCTGCTTCCTCTGCAACAATTGATATATACGCTTCTCAATCGGTGTCCCCTGCAAATGCAGCACCTGTTGCTTGTGTTCCTGGCCTACGCGGCGAATACGGGCGTTCGCTTGTTCATATAGCTCAAGTGAGGCTGTGGGGCAATACCAGATGATGGTGTTCGCTGCTGTTAACGTTAAACCGTGGGCCAAACATTGGGGATGAGCGAGCAAAACCTTATATTTATCAGTGTTTTGGAATAGGTTAAAGATTTGATCGCGATCCGTCGTGCCGCCGTGTACTTGAGCATGGTCAACCTTCTCCAAGGTTAGCAACTCTGATAACCCGGCTAGCGCATGGCGGAACGGCACGAAGACCAGCAGCTTGCGTTCTGTCTCTTCAATGAGCTCGAGGAGCACGTCTTTGCGCGGCTTACTGTCCAGCACCACATGATCCGGGTTGGTCGTGTACACGTAACCACACGATACCTGCAAAAGCTTCTGCATGGCAGCGCCGGCATTGACCGCGGTTATCACCTTCTCCTGCACCATCACGCGAAACTCGCGCACCATCTTCTTGTACACTTGATCCTGCTCAGTGCTGAGGGCTACATCCAATGTGCGGTAGATAACGTCCGGCAACTCGGTGACCTCGTCAAGGCTAAACCGGGTCTGTGGCCGCATCATGTTGAACGCCGTCTCGATCGCGTTATGTTTGGGTACCCACACGAATTGGCTCTTGCGGATCATCAACATATCACGCGCCTGATTGAAATATTTCGGCACGGTGGTAGGGGTCACGATCTTACATTGACCCCACACGTCAGTCGGCGAGTTCGGCATGGGGCGGCCGGTCATACCCCACACGTACTTGAACCGCTCGGCGAACTTGCGCATGCTCTTCGATCGCAGGGATTGATTGCGGTAGGCGGCGAGTTCATCGATCGCCATCGCGTCTATATCGGTGCGAGCGGCGAGCTCTTTCTCGATCACCCGCAGGCCATCGTGATTGACCACGAAGATCTGGGCCTCGGGATCGTTCAACCGCGCCAGACGGGTAGCCCTCGAGCCGTGCAAGATTGCCACCTTGACCTTGGGCAACGCGGCGAACGCCTCGCGACGCCAGGTGAACGACATATTAGACAGCTTGCAGACCACCAGCAGCTTATTGGCCAAGCCTTCGCGGCGCAAATAATCCCATGCCCATAGAACCGCCAGCGTCTTGCCGGTACCCATATCATTGAGAATATAGGAGCGTGGATGCGACGTCGCCATGGCACAGGTCGTTCGTTGCACCTTGAACGGCTTTTTCGAACCGGGCCAATCATAGTGGGTCAGCATCGGGTGTGGGATCCTTATACCTATGGCGGAAAGCTTTGCAGCCGTATCGAGATCGTGAGGCAGCGCCAGATGGTAGTCACTCACCGTCCGAAACGCCGTATCTACATGTATCCGTGGCGCCTCTGGAAAAAGGTTACAGGTCGCCGTCGTGGCCGACACGAGAACGGCCTTGTTTGCCTTCGATCTAATGACTGTCATATTAGGCTAAGGATGTATCCAACTACACGGTCGATCCCATCGGGACCGTCGACTAGGAACACCTTACCACCCGCAACTATGATCTGGCAAGCGGTTTCCACTTGGAGCGCCGTCATCGTTTTACCCGGCGCCTTTGTCTCGATCGCGATAAACTGGCCGTGGACACATAGCAAGCAGTCTAGGGTCTTCTTCCCATACCCGGTTTGCACTGGCCAGAATTGATATATCTTTGCCCCAAACGGAACAAGGGCCCGTTTCAGCCGCGCCTTGATCTTATTTTCAGGAGTTGGCATAAGCACCCTCAACTTGCTTGAGCCGGTACCAAGCTAACTCTTTACTTATTCCAGCCCGGCGAGCCCACTCCACCAAACAAATATTGTCCTCCTCCCAAGCATGCAGCCGGGTAGTACGTTTGTGGCGCTGCTGTTCACTATGTGTGGTCCACCTACAATTGGCAGGCTCATAATTACCAAACACGTCCGGATACCGATCAATTTGTAATCCAGGCGGGCGCGACCCCATATCGGCTAAAAAGTTTTCAAACGCGAGCCATCGCACACAAACCTGCACCCCCAGACCGCCATAATAAGGATAAGATTTACAATTTTCATTAGTACAACGCGCAAGCATACCACGCCAAATCGCGTGTTCGGTAGTTTCTTTCCCCCCGGCATAAGCGCCGTGGGTAGTTCGACCAGCCAGCCATTTTGCTCGTTGTTTGGGTGTCATGAGAAGAATATCAGTATAACCAGCAAGACCGGCCACAATATGACCGCAAATACAACAGCTAACACCTTACGCCACCAGCTGGTTCCCTCGAGGAACTCGTAGCTGAACAACGCGAAGACCAGGGTGATCACCCCGACCGCGAGATAGAACGACCAAAACAGCGCTGTTGTCATAGCGTGTAATCATCCTCATCGGTTGCACCATTGAAAACGATCGCCAAGCCAACACAGCCAAGGGCGATGACCGCTAAAACCAACACTGTGACCGTGACCTGGCTATACATTAGTACGCTCCCTTGCCCCAATACTGGCACGATTGCACTGGGCAATGCTTGCGGCACAGACCACTTGGCTGCGGTATGAACACGTCCGTCTCGTAGGCCTCTTGCATCGAATGAACCCGATCCATCAGTCCGATCCAGTTGTCCGCGATGTCCTGGCGCGTAACCTCGCGCTCGCTTGTCGTGTCGAACTTGAGCCACACGAACTGCGCCTGGACACTTTGCACCTTAGAAAAGTGCGAGAAGATCAGCTGGGCCATTAGCATGAGTTGCACATGGTCGTCAAGCACCTTACCCGTTTTCCAGTCTAGTACAAGAGCGTTAGTACCGTCCACAACAACAAAATCACCAATCCCGCGGTACCACACATTATGTGCGAAATACTCGCACGGGGCAAAGTCCTTAGTGATCGCATATTTCTGCTCCACGTAATGGTGACCCGGTAACGCGAGTAGGCTATCAACCCATCCCTGATAGGTAAGCATTTCATCGGGGAGCGGTACCTTACCGTCGCTCTTAAGCGTCTTATGCATGGCATGGTGGACACGGTTACCCCACAGTAACTCGGGGCCCTCGGTACCCTTGAAGTTCTTGAGTAGCTGAACCTGCTGCCACTGCAGAGGACAGGTTTCGTACGCCTTTAGCCCGCTGTAGCTCCACGCGAACGCCTTTTTTATATGGTTAGTCGTCATGCCCATGTTAAGCCGTGTTCCGATCCCGCTCTTCGGGCGTAAGAGCCTCCAATAGCTCGTCTTCGGTCATCGTGCTAATAGGACGAGCGCGATCCCGAGCAAATTCGCGACGCACAGTTTCGAGCTGGCCGCCCGGTTTCCCTTCTATTGGCACCAACAGCTCGGCCTCGATTTCCTTCTCGAGCAACGCAAGGGCCCGCCATGCCACCTTGGCACTGTGGCGCACGCCATCCGTATCGATAGTACCGCGCTCCAGGAAATGCCGTATGAGGCAATCGGCCTCGTCGGTGGACTTTGCGCGGTCCCAATGTAGCGGCTTTCCTGGATTATGTTGGTCATTACCAACACGCGACACCTCCGCCACCGCGGCAAGGGCCGTGGGAAAGTAATCTAGGCATCCCGTAGCAACAGGGATGGCTTTCCGGGCGCTGGCATCGGATGGCAGAAAAGAGGTTGGCCCCACATCGGCACTGGTCCGTTGGTTGTCGGCCTTACCGCATCCTAGATCATAATCATATTTCGACATTAAAAACCTCCAACCCTATTGCTTTAGCCAAAGCCCGTTCGGCTTTGGCGCCTAAACTCTTTCGCCAACCTGGTAGCAGAGCCACCGCATCGGCGTGTTGACAGATCCACGCGCAATCAAGCGCGAACACTTTGCGGCGGAAGGCCAGGTTCTCCTGTAGATCAGGTGCCTTCCCTAATTTCTTTTCAATCCCTTTAGCGGCCGGATTGAAGACCGTGTAACCTTGTTTCTTAAGCATCTTCTCGCCGCGCCGAAAGAGCGGCTTGTTAAACTTGGGGATCCCGCGCATCGGGCCGGCGAGGTATACCTTCATGAGATACCCGCGTGCAATAACCAAGCCGCTGACACACCCGTTGCCAACGTTATAATAATAATTCCCACGCAAATTAACAAAGCACCTAGGAAATCACTCATTTCGCTTCTCCATATGAAGGCCCCGAACCTACCTCAGCCTTAAGTGGTAAGCCCGGGGCCCAGGAGGGTCTTCTGACCATTTCAGTATGTATAATTTGCTTGGCCTTGTCAAGCTCGGCGTCCGGGATCAGGAAGACAAGCTCGTCATGACCCTGTAAACAAAACCGGTAACCCTTTTCGTTAATACGTAGCGCGTCGTTCATCACCACGATACGGGACAGGCCCTGCACGATATTCTCGAGCGCCTTGGCACCATAGATCTTGTGCCGGCGTCGGCCATATCGGTACCAGAACTCTTGGGTATCCGCATCCCAGTGCGGATCGGCATAGTTAAGCGAGAGCCCGTTGGGTAGGGAAATCGTACCATAGCTGATCACACAGGGGCCAAACTTGACCGGGCCCGACTTGCCAACCCATGCACTGGCGATGATCCGGTCCAGCTTATACCAGCCGTTATGTACAATGGCACGGCGGGCCTTGCGGTAGGTGGCCACCGTACGCTCGGCGAGCTCATAGGTCCACATGCCTTTGAGGTCTATATCATATTTACGGGAGTCAGCGATAACCATATTGTGGAATTTGGGGACGCCAGCACCATAACCAAGGCCTAAAACCCCGGTCTTGCCGATGAACCGTTCGGCCTTGTGAACCTTGGGATCGACCTTATAACCGAAGATCTGACCGGCCAGAATCGCATAGGGGTCAAGGTTATCCGCGAATTGTTTCAATAGCTCTGTATCGCCACAGATCCACGCGGTTAGCCGTGCTTCAATCTGTCCTAGGTCCGCGGCACACACAACGTGGCCCGACGGCGCTATCAAGGCACTGCGTAGCTTGGATTTGCCTTTGCTGCCACGGGCCGTGGGAAGGTTCTGCATATTCATGCCCCATTCGCCGCTCAGGCGATGCGTATGGGCACCGCCATATCGTAATGGGACCGGCATTGGGCCACCGTTCGGCCACGGTAAGAGCCCAATGCTCAACAGCTTAGCTGCACGAGTTTCCTCGAGCGTCGACTTGAACCCAAGCCGCGCTTCGGCCGCGGCCCGCACCCGTTCATCCTCGTGCTCGAGCAACTCAGCCATGAAGCCATCAGACTTGGCGATCGCGGGGAGGTCCGGCCGCCCCTCTTTGGGTGAGGGCTTCATTTCAACCTCGACGCCTAGGCTCTCGAGCACCTTCTGAAACTTTGGACCAGACATAAGATCCTCGCGCGATACACCGCTGGCGGCGAGCAAGTCTTTCTTATCGGCGCGTACGTCCGCCAGGTGTTCGGTGAGCATCTTCATATTGACCGCGAACCGCGGTTCGATCGTGCAGCGCAGCACCAGATCCATGATCTTGGCTTCGGCAGCGGGAAACTCAGGCCACAGCTTATAGAATATACCGGCGCACAGTTCAACGTCTTGTATGGCGTAACGCTTGAACTCGTCCCAGAGCTCGCCAGGTGGGCCAGCGTTGCCGGTTCCTTCGATATGATATTGATGCCCAATCATCTGGGCGCGGTGCATCCCTTTGACCTTGAGCAGCGTGTTACCCTTGTCCCCTAGGCCCAGGTGCTTTGCCACCGTGCCAAGATCAGCACGGGGCAACAGGTGACCGCGCAGGGTTCGCGCCATGCCCATGCTGTCGATCATGCGGTGTGGCACAAAGCCATAGCGCCATGCCAAGATCGAGTTGTCAAAGAGCGAATTGAAGGTGACCGTTGTCGTGTGGGCGGGATCAAAGCCTTTAATGAACGCCGGAAAGTCCGGGCCATCAATTACAGTTGGCCGGCCCAGGTCCTCTTTAACCGCGCAACAGATCATTTCCCAGCGCTTGTCGAAGATATAGTTAGGCGTCGGCATCTTACGCAGGGAATACTCATCATCAAAGTACGTTTCGAAAATCCAAGAACAAAAGGCGTTCACCCATGTTCCACCCCCCATCCCCGGCCCAAACGCAGTTGCGAAATATGGCCTTGGGATACACCAAACCGTCGCGCAATATCTTTTTGATATCCGCTAGCTTGGCGTATCTGGGCCACCTTCGTTAAAGACAGTTTCACGTATGCGCGGTTACGTGCCTGTACCTGTCGTGTAGCCCACGTGCAATTAGCCTTGCAGTAAGCCTTATTTCCATTTATTCGTTCTAATGTTAGCTCTGGTCTGGGCTTACGCCCCATATCTTTAAGAAATGCAGCAAAGTCAACCCAACGTGGCTCAAATGTAATACCTCGCCCCCCATAATATTTCCAATCCTGTCCTCGTGGATTTAGACAGCGGTTCTTTACTGCCTGCCATGCACGATATTCTGGCGATGTGCATCGCTTACCGTTCGCATCCTGCCAAATATCAGGGTAGGCCATTAATCACCTCGACACCGGCGTTGCCTTATCTCGGCAGCGATGATAAGCGCTATATGTCCCGCATTTATCGCATAGCGCTCTACAATCATAGCACAGGCCTCTCGTTCCCGGGTCACAGCGTCCGCCGTAACCTGACGAATGGCGTCCCCCATTATTCGGTTCCATTGCGCCTGATTAATCCCCATAGTCCGCTTCCGCCTCTTCGCAGGCCCGGTAATACCCGTCGCCCTGGATATAATCCTCGGCCCATTGCATCAGTTGGCTAGCGATCGGATCTAGGCCACCGTCCTCGATCAGGGTCACGTCCATAACCTCGACCTCGGCGCTCTCCGCCGGATAGTCATTCTCATCGTAGTTGACGCGCGCACGACAACCGGGCGTATAGCTATACGTGATCTCGAGCACCGGATAACCATATTCCTTGCCACCGGAACCCAGCACCTCAACCTTGATTTCAGCTTGTATACTGTGCATGGTACCCTCCAAAAATTAGTGTGTGGTCCAATTACCTTGAACGCATGAAACCCTCACAGCTAGGGGGCCGGGACGCAGGTAACCTTTCTGTAAGCCGACAACCACACTTGCCGACCGGAAACCACCCGGCCGTTCGAAACTTGGGGCGGACTAGCAGGGAGGAGCGCACCTACTAGCCCGCCAGGGTCGCAAGCACCTATCCATGTTATCCTGATCGGGCATAGCCCACTGTTGTGGACCCTATCAGCATGTAGTTTGGCGCGCAACCCCAAGCTCAGATCCTACCTTCGTTTTTGTCCGGTGTCAACATTTCCGCTACCCACCAGGTATTTTCTTTACGCATATGAGCGATCGCATGTTGGCGAGCGCGTTCATGCGACGGGAATGGTCCCATGTACCAGAACCCATTCTCAGGATCCCCACACACAATGATGTAGCGGCCAATTGATACTGGCGCGGTCATACCTATACTCCTATAAGCTGCTAATTTGTCTTTTTTAGCTTCGACTATCTTCTCGATGGTTATCATTCAATATACTCCTCTAGGCAAAGCGCCGCACGCGGGCGTTAGTCCATGTACACCACATAGCCCGGTGCTGGGGGTAACGGGTACCAAATGGGTGGGGCGCGCATGCGGTTGATTTATTCCAGTATCGTCGCCGTGCGCCGGGTCAATAAAATAGCGCCAGTCAAACCGCCCCTGAAAGCCGGTAAGAATTTGCTTACCATCCGTGGGAGCGGTTTTAATCGGTTGCCATCTATCACTCATTCCATGTACTCCTCTATGCAAAGCGCTTCGCGTTGGCGCCCGGACAACACTTGTGCGTTGAACCGCAGTGATCCCAAAGCATTAATGTCGTTTGGGTTACGTTTTAGCACCTTGCGAAGGCGCCGGCATTTGTTGAGCTCGTAATAGTGGCCAAGCCGATAGCGGTCGCAGCGCAGCTTGTTGCGTCCGATCTTGCGACCTTTCGCCTTTGACTTTTTAGCCTTCTGCGGGCCGGATTTGGTAACCGCGGCGCCGGGCGAGGATGTGCTCATGTGAAATAGTGCCCCATCCACACACCCCACATAAATCCAATGCTAAGCCACAGTGCGGCTTGAAACCAAAAGTGGACCCAATACGTCATATTAGTCGAGCTCCACCGTTCCAGGCACAATCCACTGATTTTCATTGCATAAAAAAACATGCAACATATGTAGACACATAAGAGGCCAGTCAGCAAACTTGTTTGCATAATAGATAACGATCATTTGATCACCATCTTTGATTTGAGCCGATCAGCGATCTCGGCCAGCGTTTCATCATGCGGCGCCAGCACCAGGCCGGGCGTCGATAGGTCATCGCGGCTGGTTACCCGTTTACGGGCACGGGCCTCCGCATTGATACGAGCCGAAGTATCATCCCACGTTATTCGCGGTGCCATGCGGCCAAGTGTTCTATCGGGCTTCGGATCGGGTTTCATCTTGTCACCTTGTGTGGCGGATTGTGAACTAGCCAGTCGCGGAGCGCCTTGTTCGCCGCTTCATACGCGGCCATGTCACCCGCCATGAACGCTTCTAATAGCGCCTTACGTAGTGGGCCTAGTGAACCGGATGCAATACCCATATTAGGCCACCATGTACAGATCAGTTTCAGCCTTGCGCAGTGTGTCGCGCGCCCGCTCAAGGGCGGGACCGGTCATCGTATAACGTTCAATCGCCGCGACCCGTTCGCGCCAAGCTTTGACCTCAGCACGCAAGCGGCGTTTTATCTTGCGGTCATAGCGTTCCGTTTGCGCGTCAGTGGCAGCCGGCGCCACTGGCGCTGCGTGACTTGTTTCAAAACGTACCCGCGGCCCATCGTGCGGATTACAGCGCCGGCAAAGGACGGCCGGTATCACACCATCAAGTGTGTGGTCAATCTTGCATTCCATGTGCATGTGCGTTGCTCCAATGAAGATTGAAGCCTACTCCCCTATTGTGGCCGAATTAAGGCGCGTTAGATAGTGACGCGATGGCCCGCGGGCTTGAATGCTTCCGCATTGCCTTCGGTCACCGGGTCATCGCTTTCCACCGCGCGGCAATTGGCCGGGTCCGAGATCCGTGTAAACCAACGCATAGCGAGATTATCGCCATACGCTTCCGCCTCTTCCTTTGTGGCGAAGCGCAAGCCATTAGAAATCCAGCACCCGCCGTCATTCATTTCCCATTTCCAACTCATTTAACCATTCTCCCGTTTTGCCTTGCGTAGATAGTCGGCATGGTCGCATAGCCGGTCGCGCATGCGATCATAGGCGCCATCGGCGCACTTGTCATACGCTTCCGCTTCCGTTGCTTCCGGATGGCGTTCGAGATAGAGCTCCATGAGCTCTTCATGCGCCTGCATATACAACTCCCGCATATCAATCCCCTCTCTGTTAAGTTTACGCCCCGGCTTGATGCGTTGCCGGAATAGCCTGTCTTGTAGTGCCCTAGCGTTAGGGTGGCGTTTGCTCATTAGTGTTTATGGTAGCTCACTTGGGCGACATTAGGGTTCCAGCATGCGCGGCACGATCCACATTCATTGCCTTGCTTTGGCGCCGGGCATTCACGGGCGCCGGCCGGCACGGTTACAGTGTGAACGGTAGACGTAATAGGCCATTGCTTAGTTGCCGGCCCGTCAACCATTGTGCCACTGACGCGGATAGTAAGGTTCCGCGGAATAACGCCGCCGCCGGCGATATAGTCCTGCAGGATCTTAAACTCGCGTGTCGGTAGCCAATGCTTGACCTTTGGCGTGAGCTCGGCGACACGGCAAATCTTAGCCAAGTGCGCAACGTCCTGCAGGTCACCACTGTCATGCCAGCGGTGCCATTTAGTGCCGCTCAACTTGATTTGCGTTGCGAGCGCTAATGCCCATAGGGGCGATGCTATGCCAGCCAAGCGGCGCATATGAGCAATGGCGACCGATTGATATATGTAATTGCCTTTCATGGCGTAGCAGCCATAGCATACAGACCCAGGAACCTTGGCAAGCTTGCCACCGGTTTTACATTTAAACGCGCTGATACCATAGGACGTCCCCGGCATCTTAGAGGGATATCCGAGCGAGCCCGCTATTTCGCGGGCCGCTTTCAGTGTGAGAGTATTGACCGCTTTCAGTGCGTTCATGCGGGCACCTCAAACGGAATGTACGCATGGAACCAACGGCGACCAATACCATAGCCAATATGGCATGAATGGCCGGCATGCTGGCCGCCGATCTTGTCAACGTATATTTTGAATACGCGACCGCCGCCCGCTTTTTCCCGCAATTCCTTAATGGTGTGAGCCCAAAGCTTGTCGCCGTATTGCTCTATGTAGAGAGTTGATTTGCCGTTCATGTGGGTTGCTCCGATTAAGCTAGTAGCATAATCGCCGATTGTGGCGAAATTATGCTACTATTCTCCCCTCGAGGCGCGCCGCGTCGGCATAAGCGGCCAGTGACTTATCCGCAGTAAACCACCGATCGCGTTCTATACCTAGCCCCATGCGACCGCGAAATTGCTCGAGCTCGAGCAATGAGACGCTGCCTAGTTCCGCGCACCCTAGCCCCAAGTCGCATAGCCCGAATAGGATATTGTCCGCGTCGAGCTCAGTTATGAGCCAAGTCGCGGCACCGGTCGGATTGAATAGCTTAAGGACCGGCTTAAGATCCGCTTTCCTGCTATCGGGCAGCTTGCTATTGGCGCGTAGTTTACGCTCGATTGACGCTGTTAAGAGTTTCATGGGGTTAATTCCCTGACTTGCACTACTTTAACATGCTCTATTCCGCCCCCGGCATACGCGGCGGCGATCGCCAATTGGTTAACATCGTCGCGGGTTGGCGCTTCGATTGTATAGCGGCGTCTGCAGGGGCCATGTGTGCCAATGGCCGTGTTTCCTTGGTTTGGGTTGACCCGGGGATTATCCGCGTTGATTATGGCAGAATTAAGACTGGGAGTCGGTTTCCCGTGATACAATAAGCTTTGCCTCTTGAATAAGGCGGTTCATGGTTGCCACGCAATCGTCTAGCATATCGTCGCTACTGTCGATTGAATAGCGGGTCATGCGGGCGATTTGCTGAACTAGTTCACGATGTGTCATAGCTAGGCTCCTTTGTTGTTACCTTGTTACCTTGTTACCTTGTTACCTTATTTGGGCGTGAATGGCGTCAGGTGAAGGACGCGGCCGATGTAGTCCTCTTGCCGCGAGGCAGGGATGAGATAATCGTCTGCGTTGGGTGCGAGCGGTACCGCATGAAACGGCAACGGGGCATGAATGAGCTTAGTAGCTAGGGCGCTGAGCTCCGTTAAACGTGGGTCGTGGTGGCGTTTTGTCATGGTCGTTCTCTCCTATCTAGCGAAATGCTAGGCAATGCATCCCATATAGGGATGCAAAGCTTAACAAATCAAAGCCCGGTCGCCTTGGGAACGATACATCCGATCGCGCCTGCTAACGTGGCCCACCGCTTCGCCAGCCGCGTATCCTGCCAATTGCTGGCGATGTGTTCTGCCTTAGCGCCACATATCTCGCTGAGCGCCATAAGGACAAGCTCAATTCCCGCTTGGTCAATCAGCGCTTCAAGGGCATAAGCTTGCTCGGATGTTAGGTTCGATTGCAACGTGGTCGCGGGCTTGTCGGCCGCTGGAAGCTCATCGATCAGCAATTGCGGTGCCCAACCACGCTTGCGCGCATAATCGATATCGGGTTTATCGGTCATGTGATGTACTCCACTGGTTCAAGTGATAGTGTACCCGCTTGTCCTATGCTTTTTGCGGGGTAGCGGCCGACTTTGAGCGCATGGGGTTGGCCACTCCGCACAATCTAATACGACCAGTGGCGCTGTCAATTAAATTCGACTATGATCCTACGTTATGATGACTATCGAGTTAATGTGGCATTTTTGTCACTCAACCAAATACGCGATATATTGATACCTTGCAACCTTATGCCACGCTGAATGGCAAATTGTTCAATGATATCAGAAATATATGAAATAACCTTCGAATTATGCTATAGCACATATTTCGAACCTATTGATATCATTAAACAATGGTCTTAATATGCTAATATGCAAGCCATTTTCGTGAAATCCCCGGGGAGAAACCGGGAAAAAACGTAATCGCGACACCTTGCAACCTTGAGTGTACAATAACTGTCTATTAGTAGTGTAATTATGATAATAACTCTATATATAGTAGAATAGAGGCTGTCTGCATTTTTTTGCTTCGCTGCCGTCCTTGGCGGCGAGCCGGCAAAAGGTCACAAGGTGTCACGCTCCAATTCTCCCACAGGTTTTTGCCGTTTTCCTTTTGCATATTACATATTATGCGATTTAAACCCGCCGTTATTGACTTTTTTAAATATGTAACCTTGCATATTATGCTTGCATATTATGCATATTATGCATTATTGCATGGCTCACGACACCATTACAAGGTGAAACGGTGTTTATTTGCCACCTTGTTAACCATGCACTTGATTATGGAACTATGTGACAATGCGAGAAGTCACTGGTATCACAGCTTCGTATGTGCCCTCATGAGAGTCATTCGCAACTAGCATGGTTAACACGTGCTATGCATACAACGCATAGCATATACACGCTGAGATAGGCAAAGCGCATAAATAACACGCAACTTATTGATGTATGGTACAACCATGTTACCTTGGCACCGATGGATTCACCCCACCGGGAGGCTGGCCAAGGCCCGCCCCTCGCGCGTCTTATAGAGGCACCTTGGTATATATAGCAAAGAAAAAGGCAATGTTGACACTCTTGACACACTTATGTCAAGGTGGTAAGGTATACCCAACCAATGGAGGTACCGATGACCCATAAAGACCGCGCCACCTTGCCACATGCTATATATAGGCTATTCGACATCAAAGACAAGCTGTTATATATCGGGATGTCTCAAAATCCCTTCGCCACCCGCCTACAGAGCCACGGTACAAAATCGTGGGCTCGAGATATCGCCACGGCCAGGATTGAGTGGTTTCCGGACTGGCATACCGCACGCAAGGCCGAAGCGAGTGCCCTACTCGACGAGAACCCCCTTCACAACTATGACAAAACCACTGTGCTTTTAACCCAGTCTGGCCGGCGCCCGCGGGGATATGGGATTACCTGCCCTATATGCAGCGGATCAAAGGATAGCTACCAGACCTACTGTAAGCCATGCGGTGCAGCATATAGGCGATCGCGCCGATTAAAAAGGGTGGCTGAGGCTTGACACCCCCACTGACATAAGGTACCACCCGCTCATGCCTAAACCATACACATATTATAACGAAAACGACCCTTTCGCCGTACGCTGGCTCGAAGCCCTGATATTCAGGGGGCTTATTGCTGACGGCGAGGTGGATGACCGATCCATAACGGAGGTACCCCCGGATGACCTTAAAACCTTCACCCAATGCCACTTTTTCGCCGGTATCGGGGGCTGGAGCTATGCCCTCCGTCTGGCCGGATGGCCTGACGATCGACCTGTATGGACCGGCAGTTGCCCGTGCCAGCCATTCTCCCTTGCCGGAAAACAAGGAGGATTCAAGGATGAACGCCACCTATGGCCCTATTTCAAGGCCCTCATCGAGGTCGGACGCCCTCCAGTCGTCTTTGGAGAGCAGGTTGCGTCAGCGGCTAAATGGCTCGGACTTGTGCGAAGTGACCTGGAAACCATGGGCTACGCCGTGGGGGCAATGCCTATCCAGGCCGCGAGCGCGGGGGCGGACCACCTCAGGGACCGATACTGGTTTGTGGCCGACGGCAACCCAGCGGGACCACAAGGACGGCCCATATTGCCCGAACGTACCGGTGAACGGGTTGCTGGGGAGGACAGTTTGGGCAACTCCGGTCGCGCGCCCTGCAGGTGGGACACCAGAGCAATTCCTTCAGCGAAAAAGGAAGGCGGTAGCGAATGGAGCCAAGCTGGGAGTGGCTCTAACAGCTCTCAGTCTGCAGGTTATGAATGGGTCCTCGGAGCCGACGGAAAAGCCCGGCGCGTTAAACCCGGAGTTCGTCTGCTGGCTCATGGGGTACCCAATAGAGTGGGTAAATTGCGCGGATTTGGGAACGCCATCGACCCGCGGCCCGCGGCGCGGTTCATAGGCGCCTACCTTGACACCTAAGGGCCCAAGGTGTAACCCTTAACCCATGACCGCGCGTAAACTAAACCGGTGCCCCCGATGTAGGGGCCCGCGATATGGGGTCGATATCTGTTATTGTACCCCCTGTAAAAAGGCCATCAATGCCGCCTATAGGTGGGCCAACCTGGCACACCGACGGCGCCAAAGCCGGGAATATTACTGGAAAGCAAAGGCACCCTTGACATCCTGATATAAGGGGGATACAAAGTTCCCGTGGTCCGTGGTCCCCGTTCCTTGGCATGCAGGCAGCGGGTAAATGAGAGTTCGCACTCAGCCATGGATTTGGACCTGATGACTCGGACTCCAGCAAGGTGGCACCTATTGGACCGTGCTGATCACCGGAACCCAGCGTGCTACCTTGTCACATACTCAAAAAGCGACAGAAAACGGGTATTTTTCAATATGGCCCTCTATGAAAACCTGACCCCCGACACGATAGCCAAGGTCCTCCAGGTCAAATTAGGGCCTAAGTTCCAGTTCCCGAACCCGCCCAAGATCGAGCTGGTTGACACCCCAAAGGGCACGGAGCGGATCTTCAAGGTCATGATAGCCACCGGCCGCGAGCCGCGCCGGCACTTTTTCTACTTTGTGAGCCGGCTTACCGGCAAGGATATGGACGACTGGCTTGACAACGCTGTTCGAAAGATTAAGGTCTATACGGTTGACCCATACGCGGATATTCCAACTTTGCCACCACTCTGACAAAAAGGTAACAAGGTCATGCCCCTACACCCCACGACGTTCGAATATCTCAAGCCCACCCCCGCCCAGATCCTACAGATGGCCACGTTCCACAAGGCTAACGGGGACTACTGTCGGCTGTTGGAACTTGAATTACCCGACAGTCCCGATAAGACCTTCATCCTGCGGGAGCTGCGCTCTCTGGCCATGTGGATAAATGTGGCTATAACCCGGCAACCTGACGGAGCTCCCCGGCAATGACCCCGATCGCAACCTCTTGGCGCTTTATTATAACCGCTCTATCCGACGGTGGCTATACCATATCCGGTGCCTCTGATCACCAGTTTTGTACCGAGCATCCCGTATTTGCCTGCACTACGATAGAGGAAGCACTTAAATATATTAAACAGCACCTGATGCTTCGGCCATGAAAATAACCGCCCTACAGATCCAAAAGGCGATCGACGCCAAGCTGCCGGCCTATTTCGCGACGGCCGATGCCTCCCTACACGATATTACGAATAGTAGTCCCGAAGGGTATACGGGTACTTGGTTCAAAATGGCCTTTACCTATCCGGGGGTACCCAAGCTTAAATATTGCTGGATGTCAATTCCCAATGACCGGCTTGAAATGACGGACGAGCAATTAGATATATGGTCGACGGATGCCGCGGTGCAAATAAAATTGACACAAACAATCGATGAACTCGAGGCTGAGGCCAAGCGGCTTAAGGCGACGGCGATGGCCAAGCGATACCCACAATTAAGTAAAAATACATAAAGCTGGAGGCATAGTAGCCTCCCGTTTACAACAGGTGTAACATGAACCTCTTCGAAGCCGTAATCCGAGCCCTGATCTACCTGGGCTTTCTGGTACTGGCGTTCTTTGTTATCGTGTGGTTCCTAGGAGTTCTGGGGATTGCCCTGCCGCCACACGTTGTCCAGATACTCCTGGCGATTCTAACATTGGTGGCAATCTTGATCCTGGTAAGGCTGCTCTATCCCGCCTTTTCCGGGTTCACTTGGTTCCCACCCCGTAATCCGCCACCGGGCTAAGCCATGGGGAAACGACCTATAAAACGGCCAAAACGCCCGTCAAAGACGGCGGTCGACCCTAAAGGCGTAGCAATTCTCGTAGTGCTCGCTATCATTGCCGCCGGCCTCTATTTTGCCGGCGTTGGGTCTGGGCCCGCTCCTTGAAGCTAAGCCCCCCTCGTCACTGCTTGCAAACGGGTGGGGGACCTGCTTGACACGGTAACACGGTTTTGCTATTGGTCTTCTAAACAGGAGGACACCCCCATGTCCAAAGACGAAAAGTTCCCGAAGACACTATATGTGAAACGTGATGTCGACGGTGATGACACCTATTTTATCGCCAACGAGGATACCAGTTGCCATGCCGAGGTTAACGAAGTCGTTACAATTGGCGTGTACAAGCTGCGGACCGAGCTCGAACTCTATGCCTGGACGACGACTGACGAATACGACTTATAGGTAGACAAATGCGCCAACAATGTCATCTTATAAAGATACAAAAGGGCTTGTACACCTATGTCAATAAGTCCGATGACCCGGCCCGGACCAAGCGCCGCAATGACCGCAAGAAGGCCGACGCGGCCTATATTGCCAAGCTGGTAAAGGCTCAGGCCCGGACCAAGCGCCGCAATGACCGCAAGAAGGCCGACGCGGCCTATATTGCCAAGCTGGTAAAGGCTCAGGCCACATGATCAAAGATCCTAATGAACCAATTGATCTCGGCGACATCCTCCCCCTGCCGCAGGATTTTGGTAAGGCGCCCCCCAAGGTGCTCCCGTTTCCCCCTTTACCGGCCAGTAACGTACCGCCGAATGTCGCGCAGGGTTCCAACGCCAGTTTTGGTAAGCGCCCGACGGGGGCGGCTACCGTTGGCCCCGGTTGGGCACCGCTGTCGTCTACCGGAGTGATCGAGTATAAATTGACCGATGAAGAGGTTATTTCCCTACGGACGTACTTGGACGAGAAAACCACCACCCTGCTCTATGCCGACTTAAAAGGGGCCCCTATTCCGCCGGACGAAGATACGCCGCTTAATATGCTCAAAGGTTTAATTAAGGACATCGAACAAGGAAAGGTTAAGCCGGTATCCATGTTTATCGGCATGATCGAGTTCAAACAGGACGATAGCGAGGACTATCCGTTCTATGTGACGGGTCTTAGTCGCCTAGCACTCCGTGGCTTGCTGCACGAGTACCTGGAAAACCTACCCTAATCTGTACTTGATTTATTAACCGGGATATGGTATGGTGCTGGTTCACCGGCGCAACCGGTCCCTTACGGGCCGGTGGCTCCTCCTTAACAGGAGAGTTCTATGTCGTTAAAAGATGATCAAGATCAGGCTAACCGTCGCGCCGCGGAGTACGCGGCTACGTCACAGGGGCTTACTGGCCAATATCGTACTAACCCGCCCGTGCAGCCCTATGGGGTTACTGGTCCTTATACGCCTGAGGCAATTGATGCCACTCAGCGTGCCACGCAGAATGTGGCGGATGTTCAGGCCCGCCAATCAGTAATCGACCATGCTGTAAGTGGTGCAACTGGTGCTGTTGCGCTCGCTGCTCAGGAAGCTAACAAGCCCGAGAATATTGATGCCACTCAGCGGGCGGTGCAGAATGCGGCTATCCAGTCGGCGGACGCGCAGGTTCATAAATCGACCATCGCTCCTGTTGTAACTGGTGCGACTGGTACGACTGGCACTATCGACCTGTACGGCTTGTAAACCGCGGGTCGCCCGCAAGTCGAAACCAAGGGGGTTGGCATTAACTTGCCAACCCCTTCATATTTTGGTAATATATCTCTGTCATGGTCAAACCGGGTCTGGCGGGGCCATCCGGCGCCGCACTAGCGGCTTGGCCAATGGGGGATGCGCCCTGCTGGACCTACTTGGGGGTTTCGATGCACGAGGGTAATGGAGGATAAAATGTCACTCGCTACTGATCAAGCTGCAAAAGATGCCAAGCGAGCCGCGGGGCACGCCAGGCATATTGCGGTAGTGGTTACGCCGATTGTAAATGGGCCAGACCCGAATACCGATCCGCCGACCGTATTAGTTGGCGGGGTACCAACAGCATATCCGTCGCCACCGTTTTGAAGTAAACTGGTTATTAACTAATTATTAACCAGCGGGGAACTACGGTGGGTGGCTTTTGCAAAGGACCGCTTAATGCCTACCCCATCGATCCCTAATACCGAGGAACCTCTTAACCCGGTAGTCGCTTCCATTGCCGTACGCTTAGCTGACGAAGGTGTCCCAGTACGAGCGATCGCTCGAGCGATCAAACATGCATCCGAGGATGTCCGGGATGCCCTCCATTTAGCGATCGACTGTGGGCAGATCGTCTGCATGCCACGGGACGACTGGCCGGTTAATGTACTACGTGACCACCGGATACCCGACGCCTTGGGTAAGCCCAAGCTGGATGAAGAGAAGACCATCTTCAATATTGCCCGTTTGTTCAAGGTGACAAAGCTGCAGGCCGCTCTCTTTGCCGTCCTGATCAAGCGCACCGAGGTGATCAAGAACACCCTCCACCAAGTCATAGAGGGCCGGCGCAAGCCAAACAAGGAAGAAACCGACCCCAAGATGGTCGACGTGGTTGTTTGCCATTTACGGAAGCGTCTGGTCCCGTTCGGCATAGAGATCGAGACACAGTGGGCGTCGGGCTACTATATGACCCCGGACATGCGGAAAAAGGCTACCCTACTGCTGGATAATTTTGTCACTCGCCTCAATGCACCGGAGGGTGAGAATGGCTGACCCCCAAATTGATGAGGGCTATCTGCTTGCTTCCTTGTCTATCCCATGTGCATCTACTACTATTGACCAATTGCAAGCCGGTGCCGCCATGGCGGTTCTCGATGGCTTTGATCGGAAGATTATGAGGGAGCCATTTGCCCGACTGCTCACCTCGGCGATTTCCTTTAATGTTTATCTTAGTCAGCTTCAGGTTATTTCCCGGCTGATTGATCTAGAGAAGGCACAAAAGCTGACCGCTGAGCGTCTGGCCGAGGCAAAGGTACAGTTGATTGGTTTTGGTGAGATTGAGCGTCTGGGCCTGCTAAAACAGGTGCAGCTGGTTGCTTCCTGCCCGACCTCTGAGGACAAGGTTAGCTAGGTGGATTAATGCCTTTTTAATCATAATCACCTAGCTTAGGGTCGAGCCCCTGCCCGAATATAACGGCGGGGGATGGTAGGGTGGCGGGAGCGATTTTTAATGCCTATTGTACAAGACCCGAAACGTAGGATTTCCACATTTGGTGGGGACCCAACGCAAAATGTGGCGGAGTTGGTGGCGGCCGAGAGTCGTCACCAAGACGCTATGCGGGATGCTGAGACGATCCGTCTTGACCAATTGGCCGAGCTCCGCCGGTATTATGACACCCAATTAGCCGATACACGACAGGCATCTGAGAACCAGGTATCGGCCATTCTTTCGGGTGCCGTGAAGGAAAAGTCTGATCTTGTGTACTCCCAGCTTGTTCAAATTCAAACCAGTTTTGATATCCGCGTGGCAAAATTGGAAGAGTTCCGCTTGACCCAGATTGGCCGGTCTAGTGTGGCTGATCCAGCTCTAGCGTCGGCGCTGGCTAGTCTCGCGTCCGAACAGATCGTTACCCGCAGTGATTTTACCAAGGCTCTCGATGCTTTTGGTCAAAAGACCGCGGCCGCGCTCGAAGCTATGGCCCAGAGCGTTGCTGGGTTAAAAATAGCGACAAGCCAAGCGACGGGCGAGGGCTTGGGTAAGCGCGAACTATTTGCCTGGATTGTGACTGGGGGTACCATGGTATTTTATCTTTTGTCACTAGGACATACTTATCTAGGGCCGCTAGTGAAATGACACCAGCAGGAATATGGCATATCATGCGCGAGTGCGCGATCGCTCGTCACCGAATATTGCATGCGCTGTTAAATGAGCCCGACTGGAAGTGGGCTAAGCATATGCGTATAGTGAAGGATTTTTACGGGTACTAAGTCCACGCCTCTGACGTGAACTTGGGCCGCACTACTTTTGGTTTTGGGTATAGCAGCTTTGAGATCACCGGCACCAACCCGCCGTTCACCACCAGACAGACGTACTGCAGCGTGTCCTGTCCGTGCGAGAACCCGTCTTTATCGTTCTTCTCGGGCTGTGGCTTCATCTTGCCGTCGCGCGTACGGGTGAACCGGTAGCCGCCGGCCAGTCCTCGGATTAGCTTGGGGCACCCTTCGGCATTGATCAGTAGCGCCGCTTTTCCTTGTACCTGTCTTCCAAGTAGAGCTTCGACAGCACGTAGGCGCGGTTCAATGTCATTAGTAACCGCGGGAAAGGCAGGGATGCCAAGGCGTTTGAGTAGGTCGAAGCACGACTCTTCCGTAGTCTGGCCTTTATTAATGCCCGACGGATCACCGACAACGGCAACTCGATAACCCAGATACTTATCGCTAAGTAGACGAGGGCGAAGGTTTTCTTGGACATGTTTCTCAAGCCCCATGTTTTGTGCGGGTACTTCTTCGTGGACGAGTAGTCTTCCCATGTGATCGAACTGTGCGATCAATGACCACGGGTTACGGCCGAAATCTTGTCCAATGATAAGCGGATATCCTGGTATAAGCTCTGTAGTTGGAGCGACGTGAAAATCGCTTCTGAATGTTTCCCGAAACACCGCCATGCCAGATGGGTCGTCGCCGAACTCTGCGAACACGTATCTCTTTACCCACGTGCTGTTCTCTCCATATTGTTCTACGAAGCGCTCGTAGTATTTTCGCCCCTGTGCTACTCGGTCGGGGTGGTCAAACGGTAGTGCCATAGTTTCGTCGGTCTGTAATAGAAAATTTAGATTTTCCGCGAGAGGGCTTAAGCCGGACGGCTGTATAAATACCTGAACGTTGGGTGGCGGATCGGTCATGAACTGGTGCCACGGCGAAAGTTCTACTGGCATATTGGTATCAGCTATCCACCCGTGCCATGTGCAATTTCCTTGGTCGCCCGCCGGAAATCGGCCCAGCCGACCGCTGAGCGGCGCTATTACATCGAGGTTCATTTCAATTGCTTCCGATAAAAAGGCCCCCGTCAATTGCATACTTAGGAGCCGGGCTTGATCTTCGGCATTTTCGAGTGGCACGAAAAGCCACTCACTCCGGACATCGCCGAATTCTAAATGGAACGTATATGTACTCACCATCCAACGTCCGACCTCTCCCAGTCGGCCTTGTATATCGAGGAGCACGGTATCCCGAAGTTGCTTTAAGGTTTGGCGGACAATTGCAAAGCGCGTGTGTCGTAATCCGTTCTTGCCGGGGTTTTGCTCCATGGCTCGCCGAAATAATTCCATAATACAGGATGTAGTTTTTCCTGAGCCAACCGGACCCGCGATAATCCGGCCAAAGGCATCGGATTTCATGAATGTCGCACAAGTTTTCGGAGCCGTAAAACTTATTGACACTATAATTCTCCCCGTATATAAGCGAGTGCTTTAAGTAGGCCCGCTTCGTTGTCACCGAGTTTTCCGAGCGCCGTGTTGTGTCCAACGCATAGTAAGCCTCTAATATATCCTGGCTCACCCTTTTTCTTGGTAGGATCGTGGTCTATATGAAGGACCCCATGTCGGCACTGGGCTGGCGTTACATTACAGAAGACGCAATGGCCCTGTTGTGCCGCCAGTCTTGTCTGGTATTCTATATCTGTCGTCCCGTGTCGCCGAAGAGTCATTTCTCGCATGCGATATTTTAGAACTTCTGGACTGAGGTTTTTTCTATTTTGTTTGCTGCGGGTTAATTGTCTTTCTCTATTTTTCATATAATAATTTTTGTTGTATGTAGGGTTTCTCGTCTGCCACCTATTGTGGTTGTCAAGTTTGTGCTGATGGCGCTCTTCGGCTGTTAGTTTAGTGCCCATGATTATCCGGTACTTTCTCGCCTGCCTTGATCACCGCGCCTTGGAACCACGACCCACAGGTGCCACAGTGGTAGCGACGATACTTGCGCTTGCGGCTGACGGCGAACCCGCGACGATGGACTTTTGTCGATCTGCACGTTGGGCAGCCCGGCTGGTCAGTATAGATCGTCAAGTCAGGATGATTACTCATCCACGGTTTCAGCTTTTCGTATACATTTTCTAGTAGGACTATGTCGTGTTTGTTATACGCCCGCATGGTGTCCCAGGCCTTTTTTTCTCCTGTCATACACCGCTTCCACAAATCAAACCCAGTATGGGGCAGCTTGCGCCCAACGCCAAGATATTGCCCAAGAGAGTCAAGGCGATTACTTTCAAAGAGAAAAAATCGTCGGGCGGCTTTTAAGGTGTCGATTGTTTTATATGGCGAGGGTGGCCGCAACCCCTGCATGATAAAACGCGCGTTTGTTTTTCGGATGTCAAATCGGTCACCGTTATGGGCGATCAGTATATCCGCTTCATCAAAGAGATCGTGTAGATCTTCAATTAGTTCTTTGTCGTCTTCTTTATCGTGTTTAAATGTTTTATAGTCTGGCAATGCGCGGCAATGTATCTTGTCTTCGTCTTGGCGTTTGAAGGCAAAAGACAACATCCGCCACGGTACTGAAACCTCTATGATGTTTGTGTCATAAAGTTTACCCCAGAAATAACCGAGGGAAGGGGCTGTCTCGATATCTATAAAAATTACAGAGGGGGTTGGCATGGGGTACCTTTATCCATTTTTTTAACAAGCTGATAGAGGCCACCTGGTGTGATATTCCACCGGGTAGGAAATTTTTTACAGAAGGATATCGCCTTTGAGTGAATTTTTCCACCACGCCGTTTCGCCCCGATAAGCGGGTCGGTGTGTTGTTCATATAGTTGCTGGATTTCGACCCGAGTATTGGGTGGTATACAGTGTCTCGTTATAGTGGCATCATACCAAGCTGCTGCTTTATCGGCCTGTTCTTTTTTCACTGTGCCGAGAAATGGCCTAAGTTTTTCGTAAACCTGGCGGGCCGATAGGCCCGCCACTTCATACCGGTATTGTGGTTGTCGGTTTTCCTGTTTGGCTGGATAGGGGCCATATACTTTACCAGCCCCCACCGCAGCACAGAATCGGTCGAGGACTTCTCTATGGACCTGGGATATCCGCATTGCAAAGGTTCTCCCAGAGGAATTACTATTTCCCTCTCCATCAAAGAATCCCGCCGCCCAAGCTAACTCTATTTCGCTCATTTCTGGGGCTCTTGTTCTATTACGGGGAGGATAGGTGTAATATCCTTCTCGAACTTCAGTTGCCGGTCGGCACCGAGGTCGATTTTGATTACAAATTTTTCACTCGCCCCTTCGCTTGTTTTTGCCGCTGTGTCAAGTCCGGCCAGTTTCGCGAACAGTTTCCCCGCTTCTATTGCTGCTGGAAAGGCTTCGTCGCGGCTCTTCATGCGAGCGGCTAACCCTGGCATTGCATCTTCCATGATCGCCGCCGCTTCCAGTTTTATACGTGTGTGGGTGCCCTCGGCACTTTGCCACTCGATCGTGGCCGCTGCCAGGGCTTTCGAGTAGAACGGTAGCTCACAGATACGCTTATACTCGCTTTCCGTGAGTTTGTACAGCCTTAGTATGTCAGGCAGTTCTTTAATATCGATGGCTACCTCGCGCGCCAGTGCCGCGAGCCCTGTGGGGGTGAGGTTAATTCCCTCTGGTAGGTGGACCGGCAACGGCGGAAGTATCACGGTTGCGGGTACCGTTTTTGACTTCTTACTCATGAGTTTATGATGCCGAACACACGTTAAGAAATCCTTAGCATCTAGACGGTATCGTCGTCAAGCGAGTTTTCCAGTCGAGGCAGCATGGCCCAATCATTAGGTTCCGAAGGCGTCCTTCAAGTTATACCCCCCGCCGCCCTCGAGCAACAGCTTCAGCAGCGAGCGCAGGATAAAGCTACGGCCAACGCGCCGCCAGCACCCGATATATCGTCCTTGGCCAGCTATATTCGTGGTCAGTACGAGATCTTCCGGAACCACAGAAACACCCAATCTGGGTGGTCCAATCGACTGATCGAGGCCCTTCGGGTGTTCAATGGTCAGTACTCCCCATCCAAACTAGCCGAAATAAAAAAGTTTGGCGGGAGTGCCGTTTATGCACGCATAACGGCGCAAAAATGCCGGGCAGCAAGCTCTCTTCTGCGAGATATTTACCTAGGCCAGGACCAGGCTTGGGGCCTGCGCCCACCGAAAGACCCCAAGGTACCCCCAAATATCCTACAATCCGTGGACAAATTGGTTCAATCTGAGGTCCAAATGGGGCAACAGCAGGGCCAGCAAATCCCGCCGGACCAGCTTGAACAGCGCAAGACCGCCCTCTTGGAGGCGGCCAAGGATGCGGCCAAAAAGAAGGCCAGCCAGCAGGCCCGGGACTCAGAAGACAAGATTGAACAACTGCTGCGGGATGGCGGATATTACCACGCCCTCGCGGAGTTTCTGGTTGATCTACCGATCTTCGTGTTTGCTTGCATCAAGGGCCCTGTGGTTAAGATTATGCCGAAGGTCACCTGGCCCGACGGTGGTGGTGCCCCAACGATACAGCAGACCCCCCTCCTCACCTGGAACCGGGTATCGCCGTTTGATCTGTGGTGGACCCCAGGTGTGTCAGACGTAGCCAATGCCAATATGATTGAGAAGCTTCGCCTGTCGCGTGCGGAGCTCAACGATCTTCTCGACTTGCCCGGATACAACCATGACGAGATTAGGGCGTGTCTTGACGAGTACGGCCGTGGTGGGCTATATGATAACTGGGATATGACAGATGCTGAACGGGCGGTGCTCGAAAGCCGGGAGAATCCAGCTTGGAACCGTTCCGGCTTGATCAGCATGATGGAGTTCAACGGCAATGTCCAAGGGCGTACCCTCCAAGACTACGGTTTGGCTGTGCCCGATGAACTCCGCGATTATAATATCCAAGCATGGGTGGTTGGTAGTCACGTCATCAAAGCTCATTTATCACCTAGCCCTCGCCAGCGCCACCCTTATTTCATTACGTCATTTGAAAAAGTACCAGGTACACCTGTTGGGAACGGCCTCTCGGATCTATTGGCCGACCTCCAAGAAGTGGCCAATGCCACTCTCCGTTCGTTGGTTAACAACATGTCGATCGCATCCGGTCCTCAAGTGGTGGTTAACGACAGCCGCCTAGCACCAGAAGAGAATGGAGAGGATCTGTACGCATGGAAACGCTGGCACGTCGTAGACAACCCAATGGGCGCCAACACTGGCGACCCGATCAAGTTCTTCATGCCGACGTCGAACGCCGAACCGTTGATGGCGGTCTTCCAAAAGTTTGTCGATATTGCGGACGACGTGTCAGCAATTCCCAAGTACGTTGGTGGTCAAGCTGGGGGTGGTGCTGGGCGCACCGCTTCGGGCCTGGCAATGCTGATGGGCAATGCCTCCAAGATCTTGCAAACCGTGAGCGCGAATATCGATCGTGAGGTTCTCGAGCAGTCCCTTCTGCAATTGTTTGATATGATCTTGCTGACGGATACCTCTGGCTTGTTGACCGGTGAAGAAGAAGTTAGTGTCCAAGGTGTCAACGTCGCGATCCAGAAAGAAACCATGCGCCAGCGCCAGATCGAGTTGCTGCAGCACACGATGAACCCGGTCGACCAGAAGATCATGGGCATCAAGGGCCGTGCCAACCTGCTTCGTGCGGTGTCCAATGTGGTGGGGTTAGATGGCGAAGAGATCATTCCGTCCGAACAAGAGATTGACCAGATGGTCAAACAGGAGGATCAAGCCAAAACACAGGGGAACCAGCAGGCCCTCGAGCAGCGGGTCGAAGAAGGCATCCAGAAGGGCGTTGGTATGGGCGTTCAACGGATCGCTACAGAACTCACGGCTGGCGTACTGGCCACTCGGGCTCGCCTGCCCGAAGGTCCGCCGGTCCATATCGGTACGGAGCCCGGCATGGCGCAACTAGCCGCGCAGGGCCAAGGTAATCAGGCGGGGCAGACTTCGAATTCAATGGGACCGCAGACCGCGGTCGTCGGTAATCAACCAGGTTCAGGGGCCATGCCCGTAACAGGTGGAGTCGGATAATGAGCCGCCCACTTCTCATTTTGCCACCAGGTAGTGTGGCACCTGTTCCTACAGTGAACGTGGTTCTGCCAGGTGACACAACGCATACCTTTGCGACATTGAACCAGGACTTTGCCCGGTTTTCTACGGAAAAGGTTGTCGTTGCGGCTCCGTCTATATCTACAGCGGGTGAGGATCTTCGTGGCCGATATTCCGTTTTCGGATACGGTTAATGCACCGCTTACAATGAGAAAATTATCTAGTCAACCGCTTAATAGTTGATCATATATGACAAGTTTGGTTCAACAAGTTGCCAACGACCAGCAGCTCATGCAGTCTATTGTGGGTCCGACAGGCCCGTGGGGTCCTCCTGGTAAACCAATTGTAGAGATTGTTTCATCTCGACCTGCTACATTAGGAAATTGGAATGGGATCGGAACGGCATTTGCTGGCGACTTGAGTAAAGTCACTTTTCCTATTTCATACACGATTTCTGGTACGGCTACACTCGGGGAACCAACTACGGGATATATTTATACACCAGAAGCATCGGCTATTGCGGCGTACTTTTTGAACGAGTCCGGCTGGAACAACAGTACAAACAGTAGTTCGGGTCGCACTGCTGCGTGTTTCTCCCGTATTCATGTTCAGAACAGTGGCCAAGGTGATTGTGTTGCGTTTAATGCAACGGGTACTGTGAATTCGACTTTACCGGGGGCGTCCGTGTTTTGGGCCAATCCGGCTGTCACGCTATTCAACGGTGATTGTTTTGCTGGCGCGAATGGCGTGTTTTTGAACCCAGTGGAAATTCATAATATCGATAACGGATTTGATTGCGCTGCTGTAAATTATGTCGCGGTTCAAAACCGTACCCAAAATGCTGGCGCGCTTGGGGCTTATTGGGATGGTTTTCGCTCTGATGCTACTGGCTCAACCGTGGCTATTAATGCTCATTTCTTTGGTGTGGGCCCGTCTATTCTAGGAATAGACTTTTTTAGTACCCAGTTTTCTGTTTGCGGTGCCCCACTGAGAGCACCCATGATTACCCCGGCAAGTTCGTCGGCTCCCGGTAAGCAGGGCATGATTTGCTGGGATGTGAACTATATCTACGTATGCACGGCTACAAACACTTGGCAGCGGGTCGCTTTATTAACCTGGTGAGTGCTTAAGGAAAGAGTAACGAATGTCCGGTAGGGTTCATGAGAATTAACCTGTGAAGGGGCGAAAGCCATGGCTATCACTTCCTCGAAAAATTATGACCGAAACGCGATAGGTAACGTCCTTAAACAGGTCGTCGACGCGGTTAATGCAGGCAACATTGGCGGCCCAACGGGTGTCACGGGTCCAACGGGTGCAACTGGCCCCCAGGGCGGCACCACGGGCCCGGTAGGCCCGACAGGCGGTACTGGCCCCACTGGCCCAGCGGTTGGCGCTCCTGGTCCAGGAGGTCAGCAAGGTAATACGGGTCCCACGGGTCCAACCGGGCTCACAGGCCCAACTGGTCCCGCTGGTGCGGCGACTGGTCCGCTTGGTAACACAGGTCCGACTGGTGCCTCGCCGGGCGCTACTGGCCCACAAGGTCCAACGGGCGGCTCGACTGGCGCAACCGGTGCAGGTGTAACAGGTCCGACTGGTGCCACAGGTCCTACGGGACCAACCGGCGCTACCGGTGCCGCAGGTCCTGGCCTCACTGGCCCGACCGGCATCACTGGTCCTACGGGTTATGGTCCTGGCTTCCTCTTTGTGCCGCCAACCACGAGCCCTGGTCTTACCGGAGCGGTCTGGCTTAATTCCGGTGTTCTAACAGTTTCGGGTGGCGGGGCTACGTAATAACGAGAGGGCTTGACTATGGTTTTTGTTCCGCCACCTGGCGCTATTGCACCTGATCCGGTACTTCCGGATACGTTTGACGATAACTCGATACCGACTGTCCTTAAACAGGTAGTAGATCAGATCAACGACGCGGATATGTACGGTGCCCGCGGCGCGACTGGTCGCGTGGGCCCTACCGGTCCTACTCTATTGGTTGGTGGTGTAGCTGGTCCTACCGGTCCTGTACTTGCTGGTCCGGCTAATATTGCGCTTGTTGGTCCTACCGGCCGACAGAACGATCCAGGTGTTGTCGGTCCTGGTGGCCCACTCGGCCCAACAGCCGCCACTGGGGCAACAGGCGGCGCAGGTGCCACTGGACCACACGGTATTTCAACAGGCTATACTGGTCCGGTTGGTCCAGGCTTTATCGGTGCTGGTGGCGTTACTGGCCCGACTGCTGGCACTGGCCCGACTGGTCCCGCTTCGGCACTCCCTCAAGGTGTGACTGGTAAAGCAGGTCCCGCGGGGCCAACAGGCCCGACGGGTGTTATAGGGCCTCCGGGTAAGGCGGGCCCCGTGGCCGCCGCCTACGTCGGAATGACGGGTGCCTTCTTCATGCCGCCGGTCGGCGACCCTCACATTTCCGGTGCGGTGTATAACGCTGGCATGACTATCTATTCGACCTACTTCCTGCCCGGACCAACAGGTGGCGCGACCGGTAGTACCGGCACGTTCTATCCGGTCGGCATTAGTGGAACTACTGGTTCCACCGGACTAGTAGGTATGGTGGGCCCACTAAAAATCAGCCGCGGCTGAGGCTTGACATCGTAATTCAGATCGGGTAAGCCTTTTTCATGGCTGCTTCTGTAGAGCAACGTAGGCTCGCCCATAATACTGCCAATCGTCGGTGGCGTGCCCGTCACCCTGATGCCCATTTGCGCGATTGCCGTAATTGGGTTAAAAACCATCCGATCAAACGTAGAAATAATAATCTTTTATATAATCATGGGACCTCTCTTGTGGAGTGGGAGGACCGTTTTGTTGTACAGGGTTCGTGTTGCGCGGTTTGTAGGACTAGAGAGCCGGGGGCAAAAAACTGGAACACAGATCATAATCATATAACCGGTAAATTACGTGGTATTCTATGTCATAAATGCAATGTTGCATTAGGTATGGCAAAAGATAGTCCCGCTATATTACGGGCACTTGCTGATTACTTGGAGTACCATAATGCCGGTTAAGTTAATGTTAAATATGATCGTTAAGAATGAGGCTGACAAAATTGTTCGGTGCCTTGAAAGTGTTGCACCGTGGATATCGTCGTACGCCGTTTTGGACACAGGATCATCAGATGGCACGCAAAAAATCATCACTGCTTACTTCGCGGAGAAGAAGATACCCGGCGTTGTCGAGCAAGGACACTTTACGAACTTTGAACAAGCCCGAAACGACGCGCTCAAATTGGCACGTATTTGTACTCATAGCTTTAACTATATTTTGCTTTGCGACGCTGATATGGTCCTTACGGTAACCGACCCCAAGGCTTTCGACAATCTCACTGATATCGCATATGATATCGTCCAGACTGCTGGCGGAACATCCTATTATAACCGACGACTAATCCGTCGCGACCAGAAGGGTAACTATATCGGCGTAACCCATGAATACCTTGACATAGGCGGCGGCACCCACCTAGAGGGTGTGTCGTTCGTTGACCATGCCGACGGGTCAAATCGTAAGGATAAATTCGTTCGCGACATTGAAATGTTGCTGGCGGGACTGAAAAAAGAGCCAGAGAACGGCCGGTATATGTACTATCTGGCGCAGTCTTATCGCGATGCCGGGCAACCAAACAAGGCCGCGGAGTGGTACAAAAATCGTATAAACAGCGGTGGGTGGGATGAAGAGGTTTGGAGTGCTCGTCTTAATTATGCCCATTGTCTCAATGCAGTAGATGACACGGATGGATTTATACGCGAATTGCTGAATGCGTATAACTTTCGCCCGACCCGCGCCGAACCCCTGTATGACCTCGCCAAACACTACCGCGAACACGATCAGCAGAAAACCAGTCTCCTGTACTCCGTAGAGGGGATGAAGATCCCCTACCCAACCGATGTCCTCTTTGTAACGGATCATGTATATGCAACAGCCCTCCGAGAAGAGTTTGCTATTTGTGCTTTCTATCACCCTTCTTATCGCAACCGCGGTTATAGTGTCTGTAGCGATCTGGCGATCGACCCCAAATGTTATCCGGGATCCCGGGAAATGGCCCGGAGTAATCTCTACTACTACCTGCAGCCCTTGAAAGAGCTCTGCCCGTCGTTTGAGGCGAAGCGGATTGATTTCACGCCCAGGGACGGCTATATTGCCACGAACCCATCGGTTGCAAATCTTGATGGCCTGTTGCATGTCGTGGTCCGTTCTGTAAACTACACTATGGATGAAGAGGGCCGCTATCTAATTAAAGGGATAGACATCAACAGTCCGGCCAACAACAGCAACCCAATTCGTACGCGCAACTATTTACTTGCGCTTAGCTCAGAGTTGCGCGTAACACACATGGAAGAACTCTTGTCCCCCCCGAATATGCCTCCCCCGACCTACCCTTTGGTGATTGGGTTTGAAGATATGCGGCTGTTCGGGTGGCTAGGCGGCACATGGATTTCTGCTAATGTGCGCGAACAAAATCCGGACGGGTGGTGCGAACAGTGGACGGCTCACATCCATGAGGGTAGCTTGATCAATGCTCGCCCGATACAGAGGACCCCCACCCACGAAAAGAATTGGATGCCGTGGGTACAAGGTGACAAGTTGGACTTCGTGTACCGGTTGGACACCCTGATTAACAGCCACGGCGTTAAAACACCCTCCCCGGTCCCCTTTGCAGTGGAGGCCCTCAGTGGTGGCTCCCAGGTGATTGAATTCAATGGTGGCTGGCTTGCGATCGTACACGAGTCCAAGTTGCGCCCGGGTGACAATCGGCGGTACTACCAACATCGATTTGTATGGTGGGACATTACCAAGGTGCTACGCCAGATCAGTAAGGCATTCGTTCTCCATGATCGGCAGATCGAATTCGCGGCTGGGCTGGCGTGGCATCCATCAAAGGAAAAGCTGGTGATCTCCTATGGTATCAAGGACTGCGAAGCGTGGCTTGCAACGGTGAGCAAGCTCGACGTAATGAGTATGTTCCTATGACCGAAAATGAATGGGTCGACTCCCAGACAAATAAGGCCCTCACACGTCAAGACGACGTGGAGATCGCATGTAATTTTATGCGCCCCAAAGAGTTACCCCTTCATCCTGATAATAATAAGAATTGGGATAGCTTTCTCGCGGTGCACCACACACGGCGCCGCTGTTCGTTCAGTGAGCCGATTTTAGATGCTGGTGCCGGCGATGAGTCCGCGTACCTTCCTGGTCTTCGGGTTCAGGGCTTTCATAACCTAATCGGGATCAATCTTGACCGTAATGACGACTATAAGGCCGGGGTACGCGATGGCATTCGCTACGCTTATGGGGATATCACCAGCACACCGTTTCCGAATGACATATTCCAGTTTATTTCCTGCTTAAGCGTGATTGAACACGGAGTGGATGTACCGGTATTTTTGACGGAAGTGGCGCGCATCTTGAAGCCTGGTGGCCATTTGTTTGTGTCCTTTGATTATTGGGTAGACAAGCTTGACACGCTCGGTTTAATAACTCATGATGCACCACTCCACATATTCTCATGCCAAGACGTCCTGCGCGTCATTGACGTGGCATCCGTGGTCGGGCTAAGAGTGGACAGCGGGAGTGTGGATACTAGGTGTGAGGAAAAAATTATCGCCTGGGCTGGACTGGAGTATACGTTCATGAACCTGTTATTTCGGAAAGAGATATGAAGGTACGACTAGTCACTGGTCATGTCCATCTACCGTCCGCCGAGTTCTATCGCTCGCGGGAGGATTTCACGAATTACAGCAACCGGTTACTCCAGGCCCCGGTCGAGAAGTCGGTCTTTGCCGAGTGGCCGCTGGACAAGTGTTGGCTATATAACCATGTGCACGATCAAAATGGTCTGGGTCCGACCGTCCCCCTATCCGCCCAAGGTAACCCAGCTAAGGATACGCTCGACTACATGGTGGTGCTTGCCCAGAAGACGAAGTGGCTACAGATGGCGCGGTTACAGGATGAACCAGCAGATACATATGTGTGGATGGACTACGGGATCTTTCATCAGGAAGGGTTTACAGAAGAACTCGTAGCCGATTTCTTTAATCGGGTGCGACCAGATGATCTCGCTTTTCCGGGCTTATGGGGACCAGCCCCTGTGCCAGAAACTGAACCCTGTTGGAGATTTCTTGGGTCCATGTTTGTGTGCCCGGCAGCACAGGTTGCCGCACTTCATGACGAGGTACGGACAGCAATGTTACAGCACCTGGTGAAAACCGGCCACGTCTTGTGGGACGTGAATTATTGGGCTATGGTAGAGGCGAGAGGCATTTTACCTATTCGCTGGTATGGTGCTGGACACAATTCGAGTATGCTGGAGAATTACAAATGAAACGAGTTCTCTTGTCCGGTGCTGGCGGGTCGATTGGATGTCATACACTAGCGCACCTGATGAAGAACACCGACTGGGAAGTTGTGGCCTTGGACTCGTTTCGGCATAAGGGCTGGACCGATCGCATCACCGAAATTTTCCGAGAACACCCCCAATGGAAGGCACGAACCTATGTTTACACGCATGACCTCTCGACACCTATTTCTTCTGTGCTTTCCGGTCGTATTAATCCAATTGATTATATCATCAATATGGCTTCTCTCTCTGATGTGGGAACCAGTATCGAAGATCCAGGACCCTTCATCCTCAATAATGTTCAGCTCGTTATCAATATGTTGGACTACGCGCGCCAGTACCGGCCAAGTGTCTTCATTCAAATCTCCACCGACGAAGTATACGGGCCATCTGGCGGGCACGACGAGCACCCTGAGTGGTCTACCATCCTGCCCTCCAACCCTTATGCTGCCTCTAAAGCAGCTCAGGAGGCCGTGGCAATTAGCTACTGGAGGAGCTACAACGTTCCCCTGATTATTACGAATACTATGAATGCCTTTGGTGAAATGCAGCAGTCTAAGAAATTCGCCGCGATCGTGCAACGCAAAGTCCTGAAAGGGGAAACGGTGACGATCCATGGAAACGAAAAAACAATTGGTTCGCGCTACTATATACATTCCCGGAACTTCGCTGATGCGCTTCTCTTCATCCTTCGAAATGTCACCCCACATCGTCACACTGACGGTGAAGTGGATCGTCCCGATCGATTTAATATCGTTGGAGACACCCGACTCAGCAATCTCGAACTGGCTCAAAAAATCGCCAAAATTTTGGGTAAGCCTCTGCGATATGAGCTACAAGATTTTCACTCTGCCCGGCCAGGACATGATCGGCATTACGGGCTTGCTGGAGCTAAGCTTGCCAGCCTCGGATGGAAGCCACCAGTTTCTTTTGACGAGTCCTTGACACATACACTAGAGTGGAACCGAAAGCACCCCGAATGGCTGGAAGAATAAACCTTTACACGGTCGATCACCACAATCCGCCGCTGACTAAGCGCGAAGGGATTGTCCATGTATTTCCGATTGCCAAGGGGGACCACTTATTCGGTGTGACCAGCTTTGCGGATATGATCGCCCAATATGGCGTGTGGCAAGGCATAACTGATCGCTACTTTAAAGATGACGATATTATCGGGTTCCAGGGCTACCGTAAGCACCTGGATTTCCGTATTGACCGTAAGGTGGGGGGTGACTGGGTATCCCTTGATCCGCTTGAGTTCCGCCAATACCAGAACTGGCAACAGGAACATGCCGGCCCGAACATCGAGGCCATGTTGACCCGCACAGATATCCTAACTAACCCGCCATACGATGTAACACATAATGGAGACATTCGCCGGGATTTTGCTGTCTCGGCTTCACTAACGGACTGGCAGGAAATGGAGCGGGTGCTTCGCCGGCACGGGATAGTGCAGTTTGACATTCCAACGGTAACAAGCTATTGCGTGTTCACGGGCACTGGAAAGATATTTGATGAGTGGATGAAATTCTGGTGGGAGGTTGTATGTGAGCTAACTGCTACGCTACCGGCGACATGTCCCGATCCTGGCCCCCGGCCGGATATCTACCTACCGCGCCGCATGGCGTTTCTATCGGAGCGTATATATTCTCTCTGGCTTGCGAACTCTGGCCTACGTACAAAGGCGCTCCCGCTTCTTTTTTGTCAGGAGTTACAACATGGCGTATGATGTAGATCAAGCCACTCTCTTGAAGCTTCGCCAGATCGTACAGGCTATAGAGCCGTGTGTGTATCTTGAGGTTGGGTCCGAGTTAGGACGTAGTCTACAGCCAGCGCTTCTCGATCCCAAGTGTGTCGCGGTTCACTCGGTCGATCTGCGGCCAGCTTCAACGCCTGATGAACGCGGGCGTACCTGGGAGTACGGGGTTACGGCCGCACAGATGATAGCCGAGCTATCGAAGACTGTTCCATTAGACCAGCTAGTAAAGCTGCATACTTACGATATGGATACAGCTATGTTTGCGGCGCGTCATAACGTACACCCCAACCTTGTGTTCCTAGATGCTGAGCACACCAATGCCGCGGTCTTCCAGGATGTTCTGAATTTGGCTGACCTGATGCCGGACGACTTTATTTTTGCGGGCCATGACTCAAATCTAATTTTTGATGCCTTACTCAATATCAAGGCCATGCTTACGTGGTCAGGAGTTTCAGTTCATCTAGCCTATCTTCCAGATGTGGTATTTGCCTTTGCGTTCGGCAAATATATAGAGCCCGTGAAGAAGCTTCCTCATTGGGACCCCGTAGAGTATGTTCGGTATGCCCGTCAGACATTGAATGACGAGATCATTATGAACGCACCTATGCGCCAGCGCATAGAAAATACAGGTGTCTTAAGGAGTGCGGAATGACCCCCCTCTGTAACCTAGCCACTCAATACGGCACCAACAAAGTCGACATGGGTTATACCCCATTCTATTATGAGCTCTTGAAAGACAAGCGGGTACGACGAGTTCTCGAGGTCGGTATCGGCGGTCCTGGCTTAAGTGGCGGCGCGTCGAAGCATGGTGCCAGCCTGTACATGTGGCGAAATTTCTTTCCGTTGGCAAATATCTATGGATTAGATGTTGATCGAAAGCTTCTGTTTGCCGCGAACGGTATTCTAACCGCTTGGGCTGATGTCAATAATCCACAATCATTGATTGATGCCGCGCTGTATTTTGGGGGAGACTTTGATATGATTGTTGATGATGCTGTTCATTTGCCGGCCCAGCAACTCGGTACCGCAGTTACTCTTCTACCGTTCCTTTCGAAAGATGGTATATATATTATCGAGGACGTGGCGAACTGTGATCCGATGGAGATCATCCAGCATATACCCCCTGAGTATGCCTGTTGGAGCATATGGTTTACCCAACTCCCCCTGGTCGTCATAAAGCCCATTAAGTAATTATTAGCCTGTATCTGGTTAGATCACCCCATAGAGATTTCCTCTCTGGGAGTTTTAACTATGGCTAAGACTGAAAAATCCCACGATGTGACGTTCGCCAAGGGCGGGAAACAGCATATGTTCCACAGGCAAGCCGCCGACCGCATGAAACCCGGCACCACGCGCGATACGACGGCCAAGAACAACCTGAGCCAGAAGTGGGCGCAAGGTGGCAAGGGTAAGATGTTCGGCTTTCAGCCGTCCAATGGTCAGGTAGCGGGCCGTACGAGCTCGTACTGATATGGCCGGCCTAGGCAAACAGCCTCCGTTGATCCAGACCACGCCTCGCGCCCTGCTGCGCCAGGCTGGGGTTCAGCCAGCTATGCCAACCCCTATGAACATAAACCCGGCGCCGCGGATCAAGCCAACAGCGCCGTCTATGCGGAATTACGGCAAAAATCCGCTCGCTAACCCCGCTAATCTAGGACAGGTAAGGTAGTCCATGGCCATACTAAAGCAGCACCTGACCCCGATCGGCCGGGCCGGCAAGATCGTTAAACATGCTGGCAAGGGCGCCGTTGCCCGGCATCTTCCTGGTGCGGCTACCGGCGGGTATTCAAACAGCCTTAATGACTATTCACAAGCCACCCCCATGGCTAACCCGACCGATACCGCGGATCAGCCAGCAACCCCCGGCCTACCGTTTGCGAATTGACCACGACGCCGAGTTTAAAAAGATCTGCTTGCGGCTGCGGAATAACGATCCCCAGGCTTGGGATGTGTTTGTTAACCATGTCGCAAGGTGGACTAATGAGTTACTTATCGCGGTATCAGAAGCCGATGCCGTGGTAATTATGACAGTGAAGGGCCGTGCCCTTCAAAGTCGCGCCTACTTAGAGCTATTTAGTACC